GTTGTATCTGTTGTATCTGTTGTATCTGTTGTATCTGTTGTATCTGTTGTATCTGTTGTATCTGTTGTATCTGTTGTATCTGGCTTTGGTTTGTCTGATTCTTCTCTTTCAGACCTAGCAACAGCATTTTTCTCAGCCGCTATTATAAGCATTTTGTTGATCGACGATTTAATAGATCCTAATGTCTCTAAATCATTGGTATTTATCGGTTTATTGTCAACTAAATTTTTTAACACCAACACTTCATTATCACTCATGAATTGCAAGTTATAAAGATGAGTTAAAAATCCAGAAGCAGATTTGACAGAATGCACATGAATAGAAGCCATTTGACGTCCCCTTTTTATTAAATACAGATTATTTACTGCAACGACCATTAAAATTTGCTTAAAATCATTATTTTTCCTTCAAATTTAATTTATGCAATAACACTAGGAGGCTAGTATGATAAGCTTATTAAAATCAGCAGAGCTAGCAAAATTAACTGACACAAAAACAGAGCATGAAAAAGAAAATGTTCAATATAATATATTTAATATAGACGGTTTAAAAGTCTGTGCCTTTCAAGGAACAAAGGGACTAAAAGATATTCATGACGACTTCAAAGCATGGCGAAAAAAGATATTTATAAACGAGTCTTTATATAAACTTCATGCAGGATTTTGGTTGCAAACAGAAGATATAATAGATGATTTATGCGATGTAGATTTATTTATCGGCCATTCTTTAGGTGGAGCAATAGCCCAATATTGTGCGCTATATCACAAAAAACCAGTAATAACTTTTGGTAGCCCAAGAGCTGGTAATGCCAAATTCTCAAGAGATATTAATAAGTTTCACATAAGAGTGAAAAGTAGTGGCGACATAGTAACAGGCCTACCACCATGGTGGTTAGGATATAAACACGGCGGATCTCTCATAAAAGTAGGACAACGAAACAGACCATGGTGGAAGTTTTGGTCAACCAAAGATCATCTAATAAATGATTACGTCGAAGGTATAAGTGAGTTATCAGTCAAGGATGACATATTGAAATGGGCTAAGATTTAACTTTAGCTATTATCCTGTCAGTTGAATAATTTTCATCAATTTTTTTAACTATTGACACTAATTTGTCTATATTTCCGTCTTTTTTAAAAACCAAAGACGCACCTATGTTTAAACATTCTTCAACTTCTAAATGTGATCCAAATGCTGTCCATGCAATATAAATGGGATCGTCAGATATGCTCATCATTTCTTCTAAAACTTTTTTATTCCAACCATTCTTCAACATCACATCAAAAAACACCACTTTATATTTCGGCAAATTGTTATAATTTTTTCGCAGTTCTTCTAATGTCTCATAACAATCAACATTAATACCATTTTTTTCCATTTCTTCTTTAAAACTCTTTATAACACACTGTTCATCTTCTATCAATAATATTCTACTCATATCATTTACCGCCTTTTGCAAAATACGCTATCAAGCCGCCAAGAATAGCCAATGTTATTATTGACGACACAACTTGTATAATTATCGTTTTCACTGCGCTACTGGTTTGAGCATCAGGAACTGGTTGTGGTATCCTATTACCACCGCTTATAAAACTTCTATCTTTTTTAATAGTACTGACCAAAGTTCCAACTTGCTTGCTAGTTTCATGAACCACTTTGGCAAGCTCTTTTTGGTCTCCCGCTATTTCAGAAACTTCGTCTTTTAATGAAGCTATATCTTTTGATCCAGCCGTTAACTGAAGATTTATTTTACTTATTTCTTCAGAATTTTTACCGCATTCTTCAACTGCATGGGATATAAGCATATCCCTCTTGCCTTCTTTTCTGGCTTTTCTTTCAAAAGTAGCTATTTCATCAGCAGTGTACTGCTGAGACGACTGTCTTCTGTATCCACCTGGTGGAGTTAAATCACCGCTAAGTTCGTCCATAAATTGCCCGTATTAAATTTGATTACAAAAGATTACTCCGTATGGGATTTGAACCCATGCTAACTGATAGAAAGTCAATTGTGCTAACCACTACACTAACGGAGCTTAAAAATATTTAACCCCTGGTCTTTTTGGGACCAGGGGTTAAATATTAGTTATAAACTAAAATTACAGCCTAATCCATAAAGCAATGCCTGTGTTCTAATTCAATTTCTTTTAACATGTTATATATTTTCCTAAAATCATATCAAATTGTTAAAAATGTTTTGTATGGCTTCTACATCATTTTCATCAATCTCTTCATCTTCTCCCAGCAATTCATCTAATTCATCTAAAAATGCCATATAATGGTACCTTTCTAACAATTTCTGAACAACATTGGCTGGTAATAAATTTTTAGACCCAAATCTTTTAATTTCTTCTGGCGTCAGGTCTTTATCAAACGCGTTATGTCTATCGTCTTTGATTTTAGATCTTTTATCTGACAAAGTTTTAACATTTTCTTCAATGTCATCTAATTCTTTTCTTATTTTGGCTTTTATGCCTTTTATTTCGTCATGCGGCAAGCTTTTTAATATTTTATAATCAACTACATTTCTCATCAATTCGCCAGTTTCTAAATCTATGGAACTAACAGTATCTCTGAATTGTGACATATATTCATCAAGGTCTGCTTCTAAATCATACGGTCCTTTAACCCATCCAGATTGTAAATCGTACAGTCCATCAGCATTATCTGTATTGTATTTTCCACGATGAATAAAAACTTGCAAAGGATGCTTTGTTCCTGGAACAAGTATCTCTTTTTTGTTATAATGATCATAAACATCACTAGCAATCAATTCATATTGTACATCACTAATGTCTTTGTCAATTTCAATCAACAAGTCATAATCACTAGTAGAAAGCCACTGATAACTAAGTATACTGCCCTTAATATACGACTTCCCAGACACTGGTGCAACATTTTCATCAATCTCATCAACAATCTCTCTAGTCCATTCTAATATTTCTGGATTCATTTCGTCATTTTTATCAAATACTGTTGGACATAAATTTTGTCTCGTAGGATCTATCACTGACTCAAAAACGTTATCTAATTTTTTATTAAGCATATATTATTTTTGATACCCTATAATACTGACTCTTCCCATTAACGCAAAATCACTTGATTCAAGCTTTTTTATCATCATCTTGTCATACCCAGATTTGCTAACACTGTTGTTGTTGTCTATTTCCTTAGCATAATCAGAGGACTTTGGCTCCTTTTTAGATAACATCCTATAATCTAATATTTTTTCTAAAATATCATCAATTGACCCATCAAAGTCATCCGGCAGTTTAAAAAACAAATCAACATGAGCGATGCTCATTCTGTAAATCCCACTACCCATGGCATTCTTTTCATACGCATCTCTTCTTCGCTAAATTCATCTTTAAATTCATCCCTTGTCATCATACACAGTCTGTTAGCTTCTTCATGTGTACAATAGTAACCAAGACGCCAACTGCCGCCACCGCTGCTGTATTCTGCCAAGCTAAACCCATTTTCTTTAGCCCAATTATCTGTTTTTACCATTAACTCACCGCCAATTTCAAAAACCTTATCAGAAATATCTTCATCTGATTTTAATTCTTCTATCACGTCTTCGCTAACCATGTACTTTTTAAAAGTCTTGTTGCTACCACCTGTTATTTCTACTATCCACATCTTTAGATATTCAAAGATTTCTGGATAAGACATCAACTCCATTTCCAATGAAGAAACAGAATTATTAGCTTCACTTAATCTATTTATATCATTTTCACTAGCATCTATTGTTTCTTGATTTAGAATCTCGTAGTCTTCACCAAATATTTCCTTGCACAGTTCAAAATAATAATTGCGAGTTCGATCTAGTAATGTTTTAGCTTCTTCTATGTTCATTAAACGTAAAATACAACAAGATCTATATTAGAATACAGGTTAATACAACAGGGGCAATATTTAAACTCGTGATTTATTTCTGTGTGGCATATCAATATGTGGAATATCTTTATCTAAAAAGCCACACAATCTGTTCCAGCCATCATCACCATCACACAAGTTCATCATTAAAATGTCATTTCTTCCACTAAAATAATTTTCAACTCTCATACTATGTCTATGATATCCTCTTATCATTCTTCTTTTATTAAATCTCGTGCATTCAAACAAATCAATGTGAGATTTATACACTTCCGGTCCGCACCTGTCATTTTCCGCCAACTTTTTACCCCAGCCAAATCTAGCTGATGCCATTTTCATTGAATTAAGCCAATTATCCAAATCTCTTGTGGTGCAGATGAATTTAGACCCAGGATACAAGGAATCTAATCTTTCAAATTCATTGCATATAGGTGAATCAACTAGGGCATCAAAGCTAGATGCCCATTCTATAGTTTTAGGGTAATGTTTAGTTTTATATCCAAGTATCTCTAAAGATTCTGATAAGCTAGCAGTGCCAGTTCTTGGTAAGCCTATTCCAAATATTTTAGTCATACTAAATCCAACAAGTACTCAGCCGCTGAAATTGGCTTATATGTATTTTCCCAAAGCATCTTAGACGCTCTAGCAAATGGTCTAGGATCAACTGTTTTTAATTTTTCTAAATCAAGTGGGTTAGCAATATGTAAAAAATGTCTATTTGGTATAAAATCAAAATCATAACTTGGGATATAATTCAGTGCCAGTGGGATACCGCAAGACGAATATTCTATTTCTCTGGTATTTTTACCATCACAATTGTATTTATTGCCACCTTGTAATATCAGTCCCCATTTGCATTCTTTTAAAACATCACAAAATTTGCCAACTGGCAATCTTCCAGTATGAAAATTTTCATCACCAGAACATCTTTTTACAAAAGCTGGTCTTCCCCATCTCTTGTTGCTATTTCTGCCGCCAGCACAAGACGCTATATATTTAAAATCGTTGTTTTGGTCCCATTTGAAATACTCAAGCGGGAAATTTAAATTACACCACATTATCCATGACACCACTTTAATTCCAGTATTTAACTTGAATTCATTCCAAAATTCATGTGGGTGATATTGTGTTTTTATTATTACTTTAACATTGCTAAAAATGTTTTTAAACAAGCCATCTTCATACATTGCTTTTATATTAAAACATCCACCGTTGGCATCAAACGCTACAGCTATTCCATTAATAACAGCTAAAGCAAATCCTTCTTCTTTCCTATGATATTTTTCTGGCGCAACAGCGGTTTTTGATTTGTTTATATCAAATAAGCCGCTATCACTAAGTGTCCTTATTAAGGAATGATATCCTTGAGACAAGCCAGAATCATCATCATGTAAAGTCAATTTGTGCATGTATTATTTACACACAGCAAAATCTATCCACCAGACATTGAGATAATAGAATTCAAAGAATCATCCGTACGTTTTCTGCAAGCAGAAACTTGTTTTTTGTTGGACTTCTGAATTGCTTTAGCGATTAAATATTTTACTTCTTTACCAAATGTACCACCTTTTTCTTCTATTTCTTCTTTGATAAATTCATAAATAGCTTCTATTTGATTGCGCCCACCATAGTCAGTTCTCATGAATTGCTTTGATTTTTTAGCACATTCGCTAATTAATCTAAGTCTAGTGGTCCTACGTTTTAACTCGTTTAATTTGCATTTATCGGTCATAATGATTTCTCCTTGCACTTTTTAGTAACAAAAAGCACAAAAGAAATTATTATAAAACCACTTCTAACAACGACCTTTGTCTACAAACATACAAATTACCATCAGCAACAAAGGCGAATTGATGTTTAAAAATTTTAGGAATTTTTAGTTTTTTGTATTCATCTGGTTCAATAAGCCATGCTGGACTATAAGACAATTCACCAGACAATACAATTTGATTAACTTTTTCAGCATTTCTAGGAATTTTCATTTTTCTAATTTCAACTACACAAACCATCCAATCAGTTATGATTCTAGTCTTTCCATCATTAGTTTTCATAATGATTTGGTTAATTTCATCATGGGTTACAAATTTTTTAATACCCATATCATTTTGTTCATGTTCAAAGTCAACAAATTCGACATTTTCATAACAAAATGAATTTCCAGTAATAGCTCTTTTTACTTTAAGCATGTCATATATTTGACATTAAACATTAAAATCATCAAGGACAATGTCTTCATTTGATTCAGAACTTGATTCAGAACTTGATTCAGAACTTGATTCAGAACATTCTAGCTTATTTTTTTCAAGACTTTCATGGCCATCTGCATCATCATGGGGTTCTAATTCTTTTTTTATAGACTTAGTAAAAATATTGGTATTTGGATCATCAATATCACCATCACCACCAAATTTTTTTGGTGATATCATTTGGTTAATTTCTTCAGTTACTCTTGCAGCACCTTCTGTTGGATCAACCCTGCTAAATTTCATAGTAATATCAATAACATCTTGTCTATCACCTGGTTTTGATCCAGTCAGCGATACACCAAACGAACTCCTAGAAACTTCCATATCCTTTTTGACATCATGCAATCTACTTTTAACTTCATGTTTTGATAATCTAACTGCCATTCTTACTTCCATCTCTGATAGCCCTAAAGTAGACGGGTCAATGAGAGATAGCAGCGGAACTTCTAAATAATGATCACCATCAATTTTAGTCTTAACAACCTTAGGTATTAATGTTCCGTCATCTGATTGGTGAAAATACGTTGACAATTGTTTAATAAATTGTTGGTCTTGTACCTCATGTGCTGTGTTGGCAGCATGCGCTATACCGCGTACCATATCTGATAAAGTATCATTATCTGCTTTTATATTATCAGGCTTTAATATATTAAGACCAAAATCAGAATCACCATCATCATTTGGTGATTCTGATTTATTTTTCTTTTTTTTCTTTTTCCAAGACAATGGATTCCACCAGCTCATCCATTAGTTACCACCCTGGGCTGAGCAGAAGCATTTAGTATAGCTTCTAAAAATCTGTGCATGCCTTCTGGACAGTCATCCTTAGCTATTTTCATACTAGCAGCATAACGCGCTCTGGTGTCAGTTTTTCTAGTCTGCGATGATTTGTGACTAGCCCTGCCAGTAACCTTAACGCTAAACGGACCCCAGCCAGCTTTCATTTCAAAGCTTCCTTCGGCCTCAGTCGAAGCAGTCGATTCTTCAGACGACTGAATAGTCATCTCAAACTCAATATTGCCTTCTTGAACATTAACATTTGGATGTGTCAGCAACGACAGCAATGGGACAGATATTATTTTTGTTATTGTGTCTGTAACATTTCCTTCACCATCAAGAATGGTCTCGCTGTATTTAGCATCAACCATTATAACATTACCGTCTTTGTCCAAACCAACAGTTTTTACCCATTCCATATACTGGAAAGATAATTGTTTCTGAGTTTCAGCCATAGCAACTGCTGGCACTTTAAACATACGATCTAAAGGTAATGCATTAACCGCTCCACCTACTAGGCTTCCTATATTAGCTGTCATGACTGTCTCCTTATGTTTATATTTGAATTAAAAAACTATAAGAAAAGCTATATAGATTTATTTCTTCCTGGAATTACCCAAATGTACGGATTTCTCTTGCCATTTTTAACAATTACTGGCTTAATTTCTTTTTTATTACAGAAATATGTTATTGCTTCCGATACAGTTCTTCTATTGTTTTGAGAAGGATTTTCCCAAATAAGATCATCACCAGTTATGACAGCATTTGGAAACAGTGTATATGCAATTTCTATATCAGTGATAACATCTTCATATTGATGCGATGCATCTACATAAACAACATCAACATCATCACAAATACCATATTTGGCAATTTCCATCATGCCAGAAACAGTATCCATTTTTAGTGGTATTAAATATTCCCTTTGGTCCCAACACGACAAAACAAAGGCATCATGCAAATCATCTAATTGCTCTTGAGTAAAGTCAGTGTGTTCAGCGCTGCCAGTCCAATGATCAATACACACAACATTTATTTCATCGGACTTTGAACACCACCATCTGGTACTATATCCAACCCAACTACCAAGTTCCACAACAAGTCTAGTAGACTTGTTGACATATTTAGACAAAATATCTATATGTCTCCTATCAAACCACTTTGGATACACAGATAAGTCTATGTTCTTTAATGGTTTGATAGGATAAGGAAAATCTTTTCTTAAGTTATTGATGCCCACTGCCTAGTTACTTACTAGGTTAGTATACCAAGTATATTCTTTTCCTGAACAATCAACACATCTTCACCATCGTGGTGAATGTACGATACAACATTTCCAATCAACACCTTATCACCGACTTTAAATTCCATTGGAACTCTCTTGCCAGATTTAATAATTTTACCAGGACCAACAGCCAAAACAGTACCAGTTTGCTTAAGCTCTCTAGTTTGTTCTGGAAGTAAAAGGCCTTCCTGAGTTTCTTCTTCAGGATCATCACGTTTTACGATGATGTTATCGTTCATTGGTTTTAAGTTCATTCTATCCCCTGCACAAATTCGGTTTTGCCTACAGTAACAGCAATAGAATCTTGCTCATACTTTTCGGCTATGTCTGCTAATTCTTCTTTAAAACCGTCGATCATTTTACTATCAATGTTACCAACCCAACAAGCATTTTGCCATACCTCTGTTGGATCAGAAAATCCAGTAAAATGCATTTCAGTGTATTCTCTCATTTTGGCAGCAATATTCTTGATAAATCTAGACCACTTTTTTTGTGGCAAGCTATCATCAGAATTACCAATTTGAACTACTATAGTTTTTTTACTCATTGACAAACCCATCTATTTGATCTGCTATTTGGATAGAAGAATCAAATACTTTCATTTTATCTGCGTGGTTAATACTAAGTTTTAACCACAGGTCATAAAGAATAATTGAATCGCCATCCATTCTGTCCATAGAAAGTTTCAACTTTGCAGGGTCAGAATCTCTATTTTGCGCTCTTTTAATTCTAGTTTCTTTAGGAGTAAACAGATGTGCTATCTTGCAAGAATAACGATTGTTATTAATATAACTTTCTAAACACCATTTAAGCTGAACTTCATTTCTCGGCTGGCCATCAACTACAGGTACTAAACCTTCAGAAATAGCTTCTTCTATGCCTTCACACATTAATTTGAATGCTATTTCGTCAGTTTTTGCTGGAGCAGCTTGCCCGTCAAAATAATCTGGAGAAAACATTTCTCTGAGTTTTTTACCTACAACCACTGGATAATAACCAATCTTAGACAATTCGTCAATAGTATACGTCTTACCACAATTAGTAGCGCCCATCAAAAACAGTATCTTATTCATAATGTTCTCCAATAATTAAATACATCACAAATGATTACGACCAATAAGACTTAACGCATTGTCGCATACAGTCTTTAGTGTATCTTTTGGCGTATCATCAGAATCAATTAAGCATTTTAAATGTTCTATAGTTGCTATTGCTCCTGGGCTACGACCACCGCAATCAAAGTCGATTAATGAATCTGGCATATTGTTTTCTATTACTTCAGTCCAATGAGCACCACCGTCATAAAAACATATATCAAAACAATACGAACCATCTCTTAATTTGTTGACATCAGCCCATCCTTTTTCAGGACTAGATTCTGTATAATTAGCTTTAATTATTCCTATACCATCAATAAAATCATAACCATTAACTTCACTTAAAGTATTGATCCAAGTGCCATTAATTACAATTTCGCCATTATCTATACATATTTTTTTAGCTTCTTCTTCTGATATTTCCAAAATTTTAAAAGTACCAACCATCCTAGTAGTTTTAGACATTTTTTCTCCAGTCGCCTTCATTAGACCAACAAGTTTCATATTCAAAATCAAGTATTGATAACACTTTATTGATAATATTAATTGGATCATCGATTTGATCACAACAAGTAAACATTAATTTAGGAGTTATTTTAAATCCTTTGCTTTTCGCTTTTTTAATATCTCTATCAATATCTTCTTTCATCCTACTAATGTTGAGGGTAGCAAACCTCATAGATCCCTGAAAGTCATTAGTAACATTGGTTTTATCTGTTATGCCAGTAACTGGCTTACCAGCCAATTCGCCAGCACCATGTCTGGTAAGATAAACTCTAGTAACATAATGAACAACTAATTCATCTACTTTTGGATCAGCTATTTCAAGAACATTATCTATGCCAGTGTTAGAATAAGTAACATGAGGAAAATCTATACTGTTTTGGTCAAGACATAGCCCTTGTGCACCTTCAAAAACCACATCATCAAATTCTCTAATCGCTTTTTTTGTTTCTATCATTTTGGTGTGAATCTTAAAATCTTGCAAATCATAGAAAAAGTCATCAACCATTCTGCTAATAATGCCACGATCTATTTTCAGTTCAAGTTCTTCAATTCTTGGTAAAAAATACTCATCTTCTAATAATTTAAAAGCCTCATTGTGCAGCCCAATTCTGAAAGAGAACTTTTTTATTGCGTTTCTTCTAATAGTTTCACCAAATCCCATACCGCAACTGCCGTGTCTACTAGTGCCTCTCTTTTTCTCAAGTGCCTGATTTATCAATATATCATAAGGAGTAACAAGCGGACAATTTGGGTCAACATATACTTTTATTTTTTGAAAACCGTTCGCCATTTTTTGACACAAAAATCCAGATTCTTTAAAAAACATTACTGGATCAATAGCAAAATGTGGTCCAAGTATTGTCGCTGCGCCTTTTACTGTGCCAGAGCCTAAACTATGAAACACGTGGCTGAAGCTGTCATAGCATACTGTATGCCCTGCTTGCGCACCGCCATTAAATCTGACTACAGCTGAGTTAGGATTAGAAAGGTAATTTACAGTATTGCCTTTGCCCTCATCGCCATAATTGGAACCAATTACTACTTTTAATTTCATTTGTTCCTTAATTGTTGTTTATTGCCTAGAGGGACCATACAAAGCGCGAGATACAGAATCCTTTACAGACTTATCATCCCATTGGCTGATCACTTCGTCTGGGTCGGCTCCTTCATTCACCATAATCACAGATGTCACAACTTGAGGCAGGTTGACGTGATTATCTAACAAAATAACCCTCTTACCAAGCAACTTTTCCCATTTTGAATAAATTATACCAGAACGACTTCTAGCAAAACTTCCTTCTTCAGCAATAATATGAAAAACATTATATTTAACCTGTGCTGTTTCTAACATTTGTTCAGCATTCAAATCAGCTTGCATGTCAATATTTACTGATTCTTTCAGCAAATTATTACTTGGAGACTCAGGGGGATATTCATCACCAACAGTGAACAAGTAACCCTTTTTACCGCGCTTTTCAAAGCAATCTATTTCGGTCTTTTGAGAAGCAAAAGCCCAAGCTAAATCATAAGATTCATACTGGTTGCCGCCTCCGCCACCTTCTAGATAAAGATCAACTAATTGGTCAGCGATTCTAATATCAGCTTCAAACTGAGTTACTTGCAAAGGATATCTATCACTCTGAATATCACCAATTGCCATCATCATGATGTGAGGATCAGTAACTGGCCTGTTTTCTAGAATACTACTAACTAAGGTGCCAAGACCTTCTTTAGCAATTTTTTCAGCCACAAATCCCATTGATCCAGTAACATCAAGACCAAAAATCAAAGCAGTAGACTCTGGATTTACTTCTGAGTCTCTTGATTCACGAATGGTTATGATTTTAGGATCAAAATCCTTTTTAATAGAACTGCTTTGAAATAACTCTTTACGTGACTTAGTGCTATAATTTGCACTACGTGCATTGTATTCAGATACATTCCAAGATGCACCACCCATGTAATCTCCTAAATAAAGGTTGTTTGATTATTTGTCAAAAAATCCGCTCATCATTGAACCAGAATGCCCTTTTTTGCCGCTGCCGCCCATCATCTTCATCATCATCATTGTCTGTATCATATTGCCAGAACCAGCTGCGCCAGCGCCCATACCACCCATTTGCGACATCAACATCATAGGCATAATGCTGTCCATATCACCCATATCACCACCCATCATCATAAGCGGCATCAAGCTTCCTTGCATACCATTTAATCCTTCCGTTCCACCCAACATATCACCCAAATTTTTAAGAACCATCACGCCAGATTCAAATCCAAGCATTGATACTTTAGGTGGAGTCCAAGTGCCAGATGATCCATTAGGACTCATAGTGACAAATTTTTTAATAATTTTATCATCACCACCTTCAACTTTAATAATTTTATCCTTAACTTCTATCACCCATCCTTTAGGTTTAGAATTAACATAAATCAAATCGCCAGTTTTTACCTTACCAACTTCTGTTGATTGAGCAAAAGCTGGAACAGGGATACCAAATTGATCAATCAGATTTAAATTGATCTGAGCATCTTCTCCCTCTCCATCCAAAGTAGAAATACCATCTTCACCTTGGATACCAACTTTACCAGTCATTAAGTCCCAAACAACACCATTAACTTTCTTAAAAAAGCGATCCATCATTTTGCTACCAAAGCCGTCGCCTAAATTCATCATTGTATTCTCCTTGTTTGTGTTTTCACTGTTTGTGATGAATTTATTTCTAGCTGCAACATCACGGTCGTAAATTAGATCAGTGTCATTATAGTCACGATTACCACGACACAATGGATATTTAATGCACCCATAAAATGGAATACTGAGATGAGTATTTGTTTTTAAAACAGTTTCAGACCCACACAATGGGCATAACCCTGGTCCGCATTCATTTTTCATTCTTGCTCTCAGATCAATTCTTTTTGTGTTTTAAGATAAGACTTCCAAATACAAGTTCTTTCCTCTTTCGAAATACCAACTAAAGCACGAGAAAAAGAAATTTTGCGACCAACAGCACGACAAAAGTTATCTCCAGGATCACATACAGATTTACCATCAGATCCTACTTTAACAGATTTTTCTTTGAAAACGTCTCCGCATTCCACTTTTTCTATTGTGCAGTAAGTAATCCTGAATTGGCATTCAGTTTTATGCGAAAAATTAAGCCTATAGTCAAACCCGTTGTTTGCATTGATAATCATTTTGTCTCCTTAACAATTTTTATTCTTTTGTTTAATAAGTAAAGTCATTATTTGTTAAGCCATTATGGCTAAAAACGATATCATTATTTTCATTTTTTGCATAGCCAAGGTCATGCAGGGTTTGTAATATCTTATTTATGAAAACAAGATTTTCAGTCATTAACAATCCAGATAGAATTTTTAAAAAATCAACAGAATCCTCCTCCGATTTTTTAGAATCCTCCTCCGATTTTTTAGAATCCACTAATGGCATGACCCTAAAGCCTTTTGGTCTTGTGCCATCAGTGAAAACAATCGGAATATAAGGACAATAGGTATATCCTTCTTTAAGATGAGTATGTTTACCTTCTGGTATTGACAAAATTAAATTAACAAAGTCAACATCCTCAATATTATTCAAAACCAACCTTTCTATTTTTAGACAACTGCATCTTCTTTGTAATCAAATGGAGTAGCATCACGACAAGATATTAACGGCCCAACAAAAGCTGAGATTTCTTTATTTCCTTTTATATTAATAACAGACCTTGGAATTTTAGTGTTAATAGCCACAAACATCAATCCAGCCTTGCTTATTTTATAACAGCCATTGGCATTATCATTCTTTGTTTTTTTAGATTGAGGAATTACAAGATCCCATTTTGACAAAGTGGCAAAAACACTGTATTCTACTGGTTTTAACCCGATGTCGCCAAAATAAAATTCTACATTTTTATTCTTTTTAATATGCGCCACAGCTTTTAAAAATGCCGTCATATTTCCTTTTGATATTGATGTTTTAACTAATGATTCACTGAAAACTACCACATCACCATAACATTCATCAGCTGTTCTATCATATCTTTTGCATTCAAAATCATATTTATAATCAAATTCAACATTTTTTGACAAAACAGGCTTATTTAAAAAACTGCCAATTACCATTTCTGGAGGAAATCTAGACTTTTCAAAACATTCAAAATCAACCATCTAATCCACTATCGCACATAGCCCTTATTTCTCTTAATGCTCTGATAGCTTTATCAGGAATCTTTGTTGCTTTTTCTATCCCATCAAGTGTGATTTCTAAGCAATTGACCAAAAGATCCTTAATCTCCTGTTCTCTTGGCTCATGCGGCAAAGACGACTTTTTATACAAATCCTCAAGACCTCTTTCTTCTTTTTGAAAATAAGATTCGATTTCTTCTAATTTCCACTCACCTCGCCTAATAGACTTTAACTGTTCTCTATTTCTTTCTAAATCTAATTCACCTTCTTCTAAAATTTGTTGTACCTCACCCATTAGTCTTACTACATGGTAAGCAAACTTTACATCATAACCATACTTAGCAACAGTTTCTGCTCTTTTTCCAATACGATTTTGACTTTTCATCTTTTTTACCTGGCTATAAGCATAACCCTTAAACTTATGCCAACACAATTTTGATAAAAACATCTTTCTATTATCTCTAACAAGTTCACCAACAGATGTTGAGTGCAAAACGCAGCGCCTAGGGGTAAACAAGCTATCAATCATGTTTGGATTACAGCCCATACACAAATTAAAATATTTAACAATGCCATAAATATTTAAATCGTATTCTCTTCCCTTACCGCCTTCGGCTTCCTTATCAATCAAATGGTGTTTTTGAAATTGATCAAACTTAGGAGGTTGTTTACCAAACCCTGTAATGTGCCCATCCAAATGAGGAAATATCAAGCCCTTTGGTGGAATAGCGAATCCATAAATGTCAAAGTCACTAGTGTCATCGTTAACACCATATGCTATTGACCCCATTATTGTTTCATAATGAACATTATTTCTTAAAAATCTTGGATAATCTTTTATTATTTTTTTTTCTCTAAGTTCATCAAATAAGCCAGACATTTTTTACCTCATAAACATGTTTTGAGTCTTTAATGTTATTGTAATCTTCTAACGACATCTGTATTACCGTGCCTGCCATAAACCTTCTGCTCTTTATTATATATATTATTACTGAAGCAGATCCGTAGTGCCCAATACGATAAACTAATTCAGCTTTTGTTACAAAATTACGAATAGGGCTAGTACTAAAGTCCCAATCAATACTTTTAAAATCTATAATATCTGCTTTTTCAAGAATGTCAAGAACCACAGATCTACCAGCACTATCAAATTCGCGTTGCTTTTCATATTTCTTGAGATTCAAGTACCAGATTAATCCACATGGCATATCACTGCTCATGATTTCCTTAGCTTGCCTATCAACGTTATCCTGGCCAAAAATGCTGCCAATTTCGCCACTGAGGGTAATATGACTCATAGTCAATGGTTCTTTTAATAACGGCTCAATAATGGCTTCTAATAACGAGAGTTCTTTATCATCAACATCAGGTGCAAAAAGTTCATTCCAGATAGGCATACAGACAGCAAGATCACTTTTCAAAAAGGATTTACTGTCTATTGATAATATATATCCAGCATCTTGTAAAGATTTGCAAATTTGGTCTCGTTTTAGTTCGCTCATAAGTATTTGTACTTGTGCAAAAATACTAGTAAACAGTATATATTTTTATGAATATAGAAGATATAGAAGTAAATTTTGAATCCAAAATCGGTCTCACTGAAGATTTTAAGCCAGTAATCGGCATCAGTGGCACAATTAATTTAGAAGGAGTAACAGACTTTAAGAATCTTAGCGGAGCAGACGAGGAAGAAATAGATAAATACATCTGCGAAAAAATGTTGAAGGCAATGAAAGAAAAAAAGAAATGCCCAGGAGCAGTAGCAACTATAGAATATTTAAAACTCTTGATTGATTCTGGTGATACGCCAAAAGATATGCTAATGACTGCATGCGACAATGCGCTAAGTCTTATTGGTCGCAATCAATTGTGAGGTATAAGTGCTCATAACAAAACACTTTCATCGTCAGACTCATCGTCTATTGGTTCTAAATCATATTCAGTTTCCCAGCCAATTTCTACTACTTCTTTTTTGCCGCATCCTGGGCAATCTAATACTTTATCAAGGTTGTCAAATGACAATAATTCATAAGGTACGTGATCGCAGTCACACATAGAATCAAAATAAAACATTTTTCCTTTAACATGTGACTATATCGTGCACCATCTCATAACGAATCCGTATGTTATCCCCACGATCAGCAGCTGATAAGAAAAGAATTTTGTAACATTGGTCATATGTCGAATTAATATTTTTTACATAATTTAAAAAATTACTCTTCATAATAGTTCTGCCACAGATGTCTCTATCTGAAATGATGACAGCCTCAACACCATCGGGCTTAAATAAAACTTTGTGTTTATTAGAAACATAATCAACGCCATAAATGAGAACCCTACCAGGCATAACTTGTTTGATGATACCCAAAGCCCATTTGTTATCTTCATCTCTCTTACGTTCAAATTCTTTGCGTCCAGCTTTAAACAGTTTGTTTTCTCTATTGCTGATTTCACGACGCAAAATGTGTTTTGGAATTTTTTTTAACAATTTTTTCGTATGCGGCTAGTTTCTTGTCACTTATAATCATTAATGCATTACCAATTTGCCGTCATTGTGACATTCGCATGTACATGGTTTTGGTGATAGACGATTTTCTTTTACATCTTTAGGCCATTCTTCAATAAACCTAAGTCTCATTAATTTGTTCCATCTGTCTTGATCTAAATTTCCGTATTTATCACGAAATTTTATATAACAATGGTTACAACAAGGGTCCATTATGAATCACCTTTTACTGGATTAATTATTTTCATCACTTGATCCATGCCATACAAAACAATGTATTGTCTTCCAAGCATCACAAGAAATAAAATCAAAATGAGCGCAAAGCACAACAACCAAATTGGAAATACAGTACCATTAATGATACCATTAAAGAAATAGCCAATAATAAAGCCACTAACAATGAAGTAGAAAGAAGTTTTGAATTCAAGCATACTGCACACATTTATTTAATAAACGACTTCTTATAACCATACCATTTTATAATGGTTGTTCAAAGTTGATAAATTATTATAGATCTTTAAATACAATTAGTCTTGAGCTAATCGCCAGTATATCCGCCTGATCCCTTAGAAGCATAATACGCTACAGGGTCAGAATTTCCAACGTCTTTATAAACTATTTTGTTTATTTCATGATTGATATGGCTATGTTCATTTTCTGCCGTGCGAAGTAAATTTCTTAATCGATCTAGCTCATTTAATTGATCTTGTTTCATCCACGCAGAGTTATAAGGATATGCTTTTTTAACTTCTTCTCTTAATTTTTTAACTTTAATCCAAGAATCATTTAATAATTCTTTTAACCTAGCAACTTTTTCTTCTTCATTTTCTTCATTCTCAGGTTCTAATTGATCGCTTACATCAATCGCTTCTTTTATTGGTTGCTTACGCCCATCAATTGCATTACCAAATTCGCTGCCGCTAAGCATGACTACTCCTAATATTGATTATATTCAAGCTTCCTACATTTGACTACAATCATTCTTCTTCAAAACCGCACTCTAAACATACCAATGGGTTATCAACGCAGGCACTGCACGGTGGTGCTATATGGCAATAACAACCAATCACTTCTTCAAACCCCATTTTACCAGAACAATTTTCACAATGGCAATCATCACCTTCTTCTAGCCGTGTCTTTTGTTCTTCTACATCTGGACAATTCATGTCGTCTGGACATACAGCACCAGAGTCTATTTCTTCTATATTCATTTAAACACCTTTACTAAGCAGCTCGATGTAATATTTACCCACTGACATGTCTTCAACTAGCATTGATATCAACCACATCTAATCCATCTTCGCCTTGTTCAAACATATCGGCTAACCCACTAGTTATCATTGCAAAAATCCTAGTATTGCCTGTTTCATCAATTTCTTTATTAAGATAATCAGTTAATTGCGCAGTCAATTCTTGTTCATCATTGATTATTATTTTTTTAACTGTAGGGTCCAACCCAATTTCATCAGGAAGTATTTCCTTAGCGATGTATGCAATATCTTTACTAGATAACCTGATTGATATTCCTCCACGCACATTTTTAGCTTCTGGTGGCATTGTCATTTGTTAGTCCTTTACTAGCTATCGTGTTCTTTAATTTTCAAAGCTCATTAGCTAAATCAACTGCTTTTTCACCTAAGGCTATCCTGATACAATTTTCTGCCTGACTATACTCCATAGTTTTACAACCTTTTAATGCCATTGCGACTGCATTTAGTTGTGAAACAATGCTTGAATTTTCAAATCGTTCTATTTTGAGTTCTGGGCAACCATCTGGCTGATAATAAGCTGATATTGATTTAATAGTCGGGTCATTCTTAAAATCTTCTAGAACCTTCTTAAAATCAATGCTGTCATAACTCATATGATTCTCCTAAACATTTGGCGGTATTGTGGATTTTATTACATCGTCCACACTGGATTCATACTTGTTTTTATCTGGTTCAGCGATGGGTAAATACCAAATAAAATTACTAAAAATCAATATTGGCTTATATTACGTTACAATCACTTAAGTTTTATTTCACAAAAATACCAGTAATTCAGTGGTTAGTCATAAGCAAATCAAGAATCTAATTTTAGATGCTTCAGGAATTTTTCTTAGCGAATTTAACGATGCCCAATTTGCTTCAGAATAGTTATTCTTTTTGGCTTGATCATAAACAGTCTTCTTGTGTATTCGTATGTTTTGTCTATTTTTATAGTGATAACTTGGCCTTGTTTCACCATCACGCTTCCATCCAGCGGCTTGATATATTGCCCCAGTATGTCCTTGAGTTGTATCTGCGAAAGATACTAACATTAATATGTCATCATTGTTTGACTTATATTTTTTAACCACTCTGGACAAAAACCAGGAGGCCAAATTCTTCTTTTGGAAATTAGGATTAATACAAAATCGTACCAGTTCTCTCATTTGTGAAGGTTCCAAATTTTGTTTATAAGCTGTTTCTTGTCTGGTTATTGGTCCTATTGTAGCTGAGGCTATCAGTTTATCCCCTAAATATGCTCCTAGCGTAGTGCCATGCCTGCCTGATATTCCAATATAGTGAAATGCCTGATAAAATGGCAAATAGATATCAGGGTCTATTTCTTTTAAAACAATATCATTAAATTCAAATGATATTGTTTTAAAAGAATCTTCTATGAATTCCCCCACTTTTATGAAATTATTAGCTGCAACTATGAATTTATCTTTAAATTTATCAAATCCAGATAATATTTTTTGCCTTTCTTTGTCTTTCATTCTGAGCCAGTCTGATTTAATTTCAACTATTGCAAATTCGCCATTGCTTAACCATAGCCTAAAATCTGGAACAAAATGTCTTGCCCCATCATGTTCATACTCAATTAAATCAAAATCTCTTTCAATAAATTTAATATTTTCATTGGCGTCACACCATTTTATGAAATTCTCTTCATAGGATGAATCAAAAGGCATTTCACCCCACCTAGAACTGACAACTCCTCTTTTAGAATTGCATTTGCCATTTTTCCTAAGTATTGATGTGCGTTTTGAAGCTTTATATCTATTTGTGATATCAGACCAGTATAAAGCTTGCTTCTGCCTAACTACATCGACATATTGTGGGTTGTCTTTCCAAAATTTCTTACCATTAATAGATCCAATTTCTTTGCACAATTTTTTAACATCATCTGAATGTTCTTTGCCATAAAATGGGTTGCCACTGCCACTAAACATCTCAGAAACTGTAGTCGGAATTACATTTTTGGCTGCTAATGCATTTGAAACAGTGGTTATAGTGCAGTTATACCTTTGAGCAACTTTTGACATATTACCATGATGTTTATAAGCTTTTATCAATTCATCTTTATCGAATATAGTTTGTTGTTCTGATATGGTTTGTATTTTTATATTGTTCTTTTTTAATTTGTGAAATACAAACCCAACGCTTCTATTAAGAAATTTGGCTATAGAAGACATACCATGTAAAGAATATGCTGATGACCACCATTCTTCATTATCTTTGTATTCTGGTAATGATACTTTTTTAATAGAATCGATTTTATTTTTAATTATGATTTGTTTTCTTATTTTAATTTTATTATCAATTAAAACATTTTTAATTGCATAACTGCTTATTTTGTATTTTTTAGACAATTTATTAATAGACATTAAAGTGTAGTCTTTGCATATGCCAACAGAGTCAATGCTTTCAGATATAGGTGCGATATCAAGCTTTTTACAGATGCGATTGACAGCAGATGCAGACGATCCTGCCAAATCTGCTATTTGTTGCATAGTATAACCTTTTGGCCTAAGGTCTTTTACTTTTTCTATCAAGCCATCGTCAAATTTTGACTTTTGAGCATCAATGTGATTGCGCGATCCAACGCCAATTCTCTTTAACAATTTCATCACTGATCTTCTTGGTATACCAAACTTTTCTCCTATTTCTTTTTGTGTCATGCCATCGTTGTAGTTGTTAGTGATTTCTTGTTTCTGATTATCAGAAAACAAATCTTCCAATGCTTCTCTTGAACTCATAATTACATTTTAGCAACCAGGAAAAAACATATAATTATTCTTATCATACCGTGTCATTATTTTGCGTGAACAGATTTAAACACTAGTATTGGTTCATAAGTTTTTTCCCTACCCATGAATGACGCTGTTTTCATTTCTAAAATTTCTGTTAAGGATCTGTTGTGTTTTTTAGCAATACTAATACACAGACCCTTTTGCCGAAGTGGCAAATTAAGCGCTATTATCCCACTAAACTTTTTAAATATATTATCAAGTATGGGTTCTGTTTTTGTACTGTGCGAATCAACTCCACAATAATGCTCTGTGTCGTCATATGGAGGAGATGTAAAAAGCAAATCACCTTTAGGAAAATCAACTTTTGATGAGTCTGCGTACTCAATATTCGCATTAACTTTATTATCAAAGTAATCAGCAATTTTTTTGTTAGATTTCACAGAATTTTCGTTTAAGTCATACCCATGATATTTAATGTTTCTGCCAACACATCCGATAAGTCTTCCGCCCCATCCCATTGTGGGGTCAACTACAATTCCACCGTTTGGAATATACTTGTCATAAATATATGCTGCCACCCATGGTTTAAAAACAGAAACAATGGTAAAATCTCTAAAGTGTCTAGCTATAACTGACATTAAACTATAAATATTGCATTTTTTGCTATTCTTCCACATCATCTCAACCGCTTTTTTTAACACAATTGTGTTTCCCTTTTTCCAAGCGTCTGAAACACAATTGTAATGCTTATGCGTGGAAAAATAAAAATGATCATTGAAATGTTTTATAAAATTAACCGCTGAAGGATTACTATAATTGGCATTTAAAGTAGGCTTTACTTTCAATATATTGCTAGAAAATTTATTTAATATATTATTGTGATATTGAGGATGTTTGAATCCAAACTTTACTAACCATTTGCTGCATTGTTCATGGGCTTTAAAATGCTCTTTCCAATCACAATAATATATCTCATCATCGGTTTTTCTACTGTGAGCAGATTCAACAGTTCTTTTACTTACACCCAATTTTTTAGCTATGTCATTATATGCAAGCCCATCATTTAACTGTTCATTTATGTAATTTTTGTTATTTAATTCTTTTGGTCTCATAGATTTGTTATAACTAGTATCAACGCCAGCTTTCTTCAACCTTTTTCTAATCGTCATAGCAGAAACTTTATACTTTTCTGCCATTTGTCTTAAGCTCATATTTTTGTAATCTTCAATTAGTTCTTGCATGATATTCCTTTTTTACATCATTAAGCCAGGCTTTAGTTTGTTCTATAGAAAATGTTGATTTAGCGATATTTATACATTTCAAGACAAGATTGATATTATCAATGTCGTGACCAAGATTATTATCAATTCGATCAGCAGAGACACTAAAACATGGATGTTTATAAACAGCCATTGGCAGCCCAGTTATAGCGCATAAACCATTTTGTTTTTCAAATAACAATGTTAACAGGTCTGTTGTTAAATAATTATTTAAAGCCTTGCTGTTGTCTCTCATTTCGCCATTTCTTTTAACTGATGAAAGATAATCTCTTGAAAATCTTTGCGGCTTAAATTTTTTATTACCAACCAAACAATCTAAAAAGAATAAAACATCGCCATTTGCATGCTTATTTTTGGCAATATTTAATCCACGACAAATTAATTGAATATTATCTCTTGTGTGACCAAAATCATTATTAATTCTATCTATAGATATATCAAACAACGATGTTTCGCATGTTAATTTTATCCCTGACAATCCACATTTACAACTTTGTTGTTCAAGCATTCCAAACACGAAATCACAGTCAATGTCACCAATTCTATTATTTCTTTTGTCTTCATTTAAGGAATTGTAGACTTTTGATTTAACAAATAACTCAACCGAATTATTTCTTTTTTTAATCCATCTTTTATATAACAACTTTCGACCAGTTTTGTCCCTACTTTTTTTAGCATAATCTCTGCTTTTATATTGTTCATCTGTTAATGATTTATTAGCACAAAATCTGCACTTTGTTCTTTTACACCTTTCTCTTTCCATGATCGTTTTGTATGATAACACATACTCTTTTTTACAATTATCACACCTAAACCAAATTTTGGATTTTTTACTTAAACTATCTTGACATGTGCCGAATTTTTGTCTTGACACTTCCCAATCTATCATAAATGGATTATAACACAATTTTAAAAATTTGTCAATATATTTACAACATGTAACAATCGTCGCTGTAAATATATTCATGCCAACCGCTAATATATTAACAAACCGAATGTATTCATACTAAATACGACTGCTGCATATAGCTAAATGCGATTGCTACACATGAACACAAACGCCGACTAATATTGTAAATACATTTACAATTTATAATATCAAAACAAAGAAAAACCCCGAAATGTTCTTTCGGGGTTTTTTGTAATACTACAGATTGCTTACGTTAATGGTGGCGTAGAAAAGTCCACCATCCTCGATAAGTTTTTTACCATATCTCGTCATCACACCCTTGTTTGGGGTGAAGCTGTTAGGATCAAGCACAGTAGGAGTGCTTAACAGCGGAATATATGGAGCATAGAAATAACCAGCATCCAATGCGCTATTACCCTTGAATCCCATTAAGATCTTACAGTTCGGAAACAGTGGGTCTTTGTAGAGCTTCAGCTTGCCTTGGATAGTACCAGCATTGGTAATACCAATATCAATACCATCGGTTGACAGAGCATCAGAACCACGGAAGTCATTCAGCTGCTCAAATTTAGAAGCAATGTCAGAACTAGTAACCATCCAGTTAGCAGGACCACGCAAGGTAGTTCTGTGCAGGACATTAGCAACTTCCAAAGTCTTGTACAGCAACGCGATGTTACGATCAACAAAGTTGACAGATGCACCAGCTGCAGTAGCAAAGTTGTGGGTAGCGCGAATACTAGAGGCAATGATAAGGTCGTTGATGATCTCACGATCGATTTCAGCAACAATCTCGTCACCCAACAGGTCAGTCAGGGTAGATTCAGCATCGATGTTATGCACCGATTTGAGATCCTGAGCTGCTTCCAGAGACCAAGAAGTCTTGAGCTTACGAGTCATAGCACTAACGCTATCACTGTCAATACTCAGAGTGACTTCAGGCTGAAAAGGGTTGTCTTCCAGGTCGAACTCATAATCAGTAGTCGCAACAACATCAGCTGGGAGAGAACCACCAATAAGAGTAACAACCACTTCACCAGTTGCATTATTAAAACTGGAGGTGTTCTGATCAACACTAATAGCACTGGTAACTTCATCAGAAGTAACAATGGTATCAACATTGCCTTCAGAGTCGAAGGTCACCTGCAACATAGGATCAGGAGTGTCGCAGCTATCTTCGTCAGGACTAAAGACATTAACAACAACAGTACCAGCAAGAACTGGCATCTGAGCAAGTTTGCCGCTGATGACACTACCAGCAATACTAAGTTGCTCATCCTTAACAGTTTGGGAACTGTAGTAAGGATCTAATGCCCAGCCGTTCTGACGAGAGAACTGCTGACTGGTGTTCTGACGCATAATCTGCGTGCCAGCTTGAGTTTGACCCTTGGTCAAAGCGTAGCGATAGCGGATGTAGAAGAGCAAACTAGCAGGCTGACTCATTGGCTGAACACCAACAAGACTATCAGCAATCAGCTTAGGATAGCTCTTACGCAGTAAAGGCAGCGCAAAACGGGTAAAGTCAGCGATATTACCACTAGTGGTAGTCTGACTACCCTCAGTAAGGAGACTGCTCTGAGCCTTGCCATCACCGATCATGTGTTTGTGCTGATTTTCAAGAATAGCAGCCATGAGCTGCATTTTGCTTTTAGACTTGACTTCAGGCATCTTATTGATGACTTTAGCCCAACGCTTAACTGTCTGGTTGGACTTAGCTTCAGTAAGAAGTACCTTTTGTCTTAAACTTGGTTTGGTCATTATGGTCTTCCTTGTTTGAGAGTAAGATTAATTAAATCACATCATTTCTGCGATTTGGTCGATATCGTGGTCACCATCAGCACTCTTGCGAGTTTGTGATTTGCCACTACCATTACCAACTTCTTCAGAAATTGGTTGCTTAGTTTTAGGCTGTTTAGCTAAAACTTTTCCTTCGCTGAGGAGCTTTTTGTCCGTAACTTTTTTGGATAAAGATTCACGAGCTTCGCTCAAAAGCTTTTCACCATCAGTTACTTTGGACTCAAGAATTTTCTGTCTAGAGACAGATTTTTCAGCAAGTTCACTCATTTTGGCTGATTTAGATTTCTCGCGAGAAACCTCTTCTTTTAGAGTAGCTAACTCTGCTGTCAGAGCAGCATTTTTCTTACTCTCAACCTGCAATGTCTGTGCGTTTTCCGCGCTGTCTAATTTTATGCCGCCCAAGATCCCTGTGACCTTCTTGAGCTTGCTGACAGCTTCAGACTCAGCAATAGCCGAATTTTTCTCTGACGCTTTAAGAATTGTTTTTTGTTGGGATTCCATGAAAAGCTGAACACCACGAGAAAGAGAAGCCTTATGAGCTTCAACTTCTTCTACGCAAATTTTCTTAGCTTTATCTAACCTAGAACCATATTCCTTTTGAAGCTTGGACTTTTCATCACCATGCCACGATTCGCACACAGCAATAAACTCTTTGTTTGCTTCTTCAGAAATGCCCATTGCTTTAAGCAATGAGCCGATTTTTTGTAGACCAGTAGGTTTATCTTTCATGTCATATTCCTTGTTAGTTTTGACCAAAAATGGTATTGGATTGACATTATATTTGTTGTTTTCTTTATCAGCTAAGAAAAAGATATATTGATAATAAAAGTAAATAATTTCATGAAATATATATGTTCAAGATGCAGCACTGAATATGACTTTAAAAAATCAAAAAAAGATCCATTCGTATGTAGAAAGTGCAAAATAAGAGATACCACTAGAAGAAAAGAATTTAGAGATGCAGCTCAAGAAAAATCAAGACTAAAGTTATCAAATCCCAATGTAAAATCAAGAATGTCTCAGTTAGCAATTTTAAATAACATAAACAACGCTCAAAAAATAAGCAAAAGTTTAAAAAAACATCATAAAAACAACATTGAATCTAGAAAATCAATAAGTGACAGAGTAACAAAATTATGGAAAGAAGAAGAATATTCTGAAAAGACTTGTAATGGCATAAAAGAAAAGTGGAAAGATCCAATATACAGAGGTAAGATTTTAGGAAGTAGATTAAAAATAAACGATCCATTGCATGTGATTGAAAAATTAGGCTATTCTTACGTTCCAAAATTTAGACTTGGACCACACACATTTGATTATTTAATAGGAAACATGTATTTGTACGACAAGCAAATACTAAAACTTAAAGCAATATTTTTAAATCATTATTTTAGCGACTACGTTTACACTAATGATCTAAATTCAATTCCGAAACCTGAGAGTTAGAAGCCTCATCCATTTCTTTTGCTTTTTTCTTCTTTTTCTTTGGCTTTTCTTTTGTGTCTAAAGCCATTGGAACCATTGCGATAGCACCAGTACCAACAGTCTCACTAACAATAGTTCCTTCAGGCAAAATCATCATTTCACCGTTGCATTCTATCACAACATCATTTAATAATCTATATTTAGACATTGTATCTTCCTAAAGTTAGACCCTCAGAATTTCTTCCAAGGGTCTTTATTAAGTCAGAAATCAAAGTTTGCTTAATAGCATTCCATCATTTCGTCTTCGTCATCAAGGCCGATATCGTCCTCAATTTCTTCTTCATCTTCTAAATCGCTTTCAAGTTCATCATCATCGTCAAAATCATTATCTTCGTCGTCAATGCCAAGTTCGTCGTCTTCTTCACCAGCAATGGCTGCTTTCAAATCTTTAAGATCAGTGATAGCATCATCTAAAACAGATGCTATAGATTCTGGGTCAGTGATGTCAATATTACAAAATTCATCTTCACAACCACCAACTTCATCTGGATCAATGATCGACACTTCCATGCCAAATTCATCATCACCGTCGTCGTCAATTTCTTCATTGCCACCACCAATTTCTTCATCACCACCAATTTCGTCATTGCTAATTTCATCACCACCGCCAATGTTATCAACAACTTCCTCTTCCTCTTCTTCAAATCCAAAGCTTTCCTTGACTACAGAATCATCAGATTCGGCATCGTCATCATCAGTAACAGCAGCAGAAGCGGCAGGAGAGCTATTCTTTTCGTCCTGATGATCAGATTCAGTAGCTTCTTTACCAAAGCTGCCAGGAGAAGTAGCGTTTTTACCACCGTTCTCATTGCCAGACTCAGAAACAATTATCTTAGTGCCAGCTTTTAAAAGTTCAGTCTTGCCATCTCTTTCAACAAGAACATCATGCGGAAGTTCAATAACTCTTCCTTCTTGTTTAACAGACTTGTCAGCAACACCTTTACCGTCAGCCTTTTCAATTGCTGGTTCTTTGGTGCCACCTTCTGAGGTTTTAGAATTTCCAACAGACTTATCAGCAAGACCTTCACCAGGTTGTTCCATTGTTTCTTTAGTCTTAGTCTTAGTACCAGAGTCAGAATTTGACTGAGTACCAGCAACATGATTTTCCATACCACCTCCAGTGTAGCAATCACAATCTTTTGGCTTTTTGTCAGCAACACCGCTTCCTTCAGCTTTTTCAATAGCAGCATTACCACTACCAGCAGCTGGGGCACTACCGCCGCCAGTTTCGCCACCAGTATTACCGCCAATCTCTTTGCCATCACCAGAAAGTTTTATATTACTAGAACTTTCTTTCTTTTTTGGCTCTGAGTCCTGGGTCACGCTTTTACCTTGCACGCCCTTGCCATCGGCAGAAATCATGCCGATTTCTTCTTGAATAGCTCTCAATATTGCAACACGATCAGACATTTTTGTCTCCCAGGTGATTTTTGATCAACTTAAGTATTCTTTCATAGCCTCAACGAATTTTTTCTCGTTGATTCTCTTAAATTGCTGTTTTTTGGTCCTATTAATTTTACTCTCCATCACATGAAGAGCAGTGCCTACAACAGATGGTTCATTGACCGCATCAAAACAGACAAACCTGAACCCAGGAAGGACTCTGTTTACTTCTGTGCCATCTTCCATCAAGTCTGTTTCCATATCACCAACACCACGGCTGCTAATAGAAACTGTTATTTTTTGGTCAAGAAGTGCTTTAAGAATCTTGCCCTTTGGCAAGTCTTCTAAAATTTCAAATTGACCGTAAACATTGTTGCCTTCCATCCATAACTTGGTTAGGAGAAGACAGGCATTTTCAGTATGAATTTTAGCATCATCTGGATGATCCAATTCACCTAAAACCATTCGCTGTTCAATAGAAGGTTTTAAAGCTCCGATCGCTTCACTCATGACATCATGAGAATAAAATCTGCCGTTTTCATTTTGCCAATTAGCTTTTTGAATAAGGCTAGTCAGTCTAGTATACTTACGCTTGTTGTCGCCAGTTCCTTCAACAATTGTTTCGGGTTCTTTAATTAGCTTAAAAGCGAAAGTATCTCTAATGATCTGGCCATTTTCAGAGCTAGTCATTAGAGAATTTTCAAGAAGCAGTTTTGCTTTGCTTAGTTCCATACTACACCTTAAGCGCTTGGATGACCAGAATTAGGCTTGTCTTTGCCAGTTTTAGCTTTAGAAGTGCCATCGTAATCTTTATCAGAAAAAGATGGCTTAGCATTGACTACCTTACCGTCACTGTCTTTGCCAGCAACGGTTTCGCTAGTGTAGTCTTTCTTGTCAGGATCTGTGACATTATTGTCTTCAGAAACTGGATTTTCTTCGTCAGATTCTTCATCATCAATGATGACTTCACCATCTTCATCAGGTCTAATGCCATCATTGTCTTCGTCTTCTTCTTCATCACCGCCAACAATCACTTCGTCTTCGTCATTTGCAACTACATCATCAATTTCTTCCTTAGACTGCAAAACTCTATCCAAAATGCTTAGCAGTTCTTCATCGTTGTCAGCAATGATAGCTACAGACTCATCAATGGGATTATTATCATCATAATCGCCATCACTGTCATCGTCTTCTTCAGCATCGTCTTCTTCTTTGATGACAGTATTATCATTTGCTATGTTTTCGTTGCAATCTTCGTCTTTGTTGTCATCTTCGTCTTTGTTGTCATCTTCTTCGTCTTTGGAATCTGAGCCAAATCCTTTATATTCTTCGTTAATTTCAATGTCACCATTGCCACCAAAATTATATCTATCTTCTTTTTCTATAACTTCTGGAATACTTTCAGAAATCACAAAGTCATAGTAAAGAGATGCCATTTCTTCAAACAGATTGGCATCAATATCTTTAGACTTGTCCATGACCTGTTTTAAAAATCTCAAGTCAGATTCAACCAAACCCTTTTTGAGCATTTTCCTGAATTCTTTGTCATTTATTTCAATTTCTTGCGATCTGGTACTTTTCATTGCCTCAACAACCAATTTAATATCTTCTTCGGTCATTTCAGCTATTGGCTTAGCATTTCTGATAACATGAGCCAACTGAAGCTCTTCATCTTCAATCTCTTCATCTTCAGCATTTGCGTCAATCTCTTCATCGCCAATGTCTTCACCGCCAATATCTTCACCACCAATACCCATGCCGCCAATACCCATGCCGCCAAAATTGGCGTCACCCATGTCACCTTCAAAATCACCGACATCAGTTTCAGTTCCAAAAGTGTCAACACTTTGAGGTTCAGGTATTCTATCAAAATCAGCAAGAGTATTAGTATCATTAACTAGGTCAGCACTAACATTTGCTAGTAAATCTTCAGCTTCGTAAAGAGTAGCATCATCAACATTGTTAATGTCACTCTCAATCCTGATGATTAAGTCATTAACTGATTCCTTAACCGCTTGGTCAGCATCAGAGCCATCAACAACGTTATTCATCATTTTTAACATGTTTAAATATGCCTGAGCTTTAACAGCTCTAGAGGACATATCTTCGTTAAATAATTTAGATAAGAATCTGTCGTAAGTATCTGAAAACACTCTTGGTGATTTAACAGAAGATTCCTTTAAAATTTCAACGTTTTCTCTCAGTTCTCTGCTGCCGCTTAATGAAGCTGCAACAGACCACTGCTCAAGAATGTCATTTTTATTAACATGACAATTTGTTTCCCATAATAACATCGAAGTATTCTTGGAAACATGATAATTAAAGATGCCATTTCTGTACAAAGAATTTTCAACAAGAGCCATCATGCCATCTTGATCAAGCACACAGAATTCTTGCTCTTCTTTTAAGAAGTCTTTGCAAAGGCCAATAGCATCAGTCGTCTGACCATTAGAAACATGACCAGCAATGGTCTTCATTAGCCTATTAAAATTAGTGCTGCTGTGTGCATTCTCAGCAACTATTCTCATATGTCTAGCAACAACTTTACGCTTAGTCAACTCATTGATCGGAAATTTAGATTTTTCTTCACCAATCATTATGTTTCCTTCACTGATAACAGCTTCAGAACTCTTTAATGATTCTTTTAATGTTTCTACAACTCTGGGGTAAATATCTTCTGGGATTAACCCATTACTGGCAGATATTCTATGATTAATGCCGTCCCATGTCCTAGTAACACCACCAGCGGGAATAGCAGTAGGACAGCAGTTACCAGCTTTAATTTTATTGAAAATCTGATTGGTTCTGCTTAAATCTTCACTATCAAGCGAATCTTCAATAGAGTCAACCAGCAATCTGCAAGATTCACTAAAAATAGCTGGCTTCTCTTGATCGATTATTTCTAATCTATGAATATTGCTGATTTGAAAAGACCTATTGTTCTTTTCTAAATCTGCCCTGTAATATTCATTAGTGTCAACGCTTTCAAACACCACACTATTGAAATTGTGAGAAACAAGACGTAATTTTTCGCCAGTTTCTTCACTAATACGGTTTAGTTTGCTTTCGACCAACTTAATCTGGCTGCTGTAGCCTTTGTTTACGCTGGCCAAAAACTTACGTGCGTCTATTTTAGACTTAGGCGCAGAACTTAGTTTTTGATTGCCCATTTATAATCCCCTAGTTTAAGGTATTTTTGCGTAGAAAGTATAGTTGAAAAATTAATGATCGTTATCAAATTACAACTAATCATCTTCAGTCTCTTCTAAACTTAATTCAATTTCTTCTTTTAATATTTTCTCGACAATAGTAATTGCTGATTTACTTTCTTCAGTCAAGTACTCTTCATCATCAATGCCATCAAGTTCGTTTTCATTGAGCATTTTTTGAAAACTCTTAAACGGACTATTTCTGTTTTTATCTTCAAGAATTTTTGCATCCAAATCTTTAATTTCATTAACAATTGTTTCTAACAAAATGCCATTATATTTTTCTTCAAAGAAATCTTTATCATCACCTTCTTCACCGCCACTGTCATTTTCAGATTCTAATTTCATCTTCTTCTTAAGTAGGCTAAGTTCATCAACCGTCATATTCGTAAATCTAGAAACAATCCATTCATCTGGAAATATTCCTAAGTCCTTTAGTCCACCCATTATATCAACTCTACTAGCCCAAGTTTCAATTCTATACAATTCATCAATTGCACTAGCCGAAGTCATAGACAATTCAAAATCTTTTAAATCACTTGTTGAATAATTTCTTAATGCTAAGTGAACAAGAACTATTTTCTTAATACCTACAATAATTTGATCTTGCACCCACTGAACAGCTTTTGCAAATTCTGGGGATTGAGATGCTACTGATTTACTACTATCTCCACTATCAGATTCGCCAAGACCAACTCTATAAAAAGGTATTTTAAGAGCAGATATCATTTTCTTTTTAAAATATTCAATATCAGCAATAGCGTCAAGATTTTCAGCGCCTTGTAAAGTTTCAATTTCAACACCACTGCCATCAGATGCTACAGGAACCCAATAATCATCATCTTGAATATGCGGCGCATATCTTTCATTCATTTCACCAGTGCTTGGGTCGATGAATTTATGCTTTTTAAATCTTCTTGCAATTATTTCAATATATTGTTCTCGTTCCTTAGGTGGTAGATTACCAACTGGAACTTTAAACATTCTTTTTTCAGGTGCTCTAGTTAATCGATAAACTAGGGCAGCATCCTCCATTAATCGTAGTCTTCTAAAGTCCCTACGAGCGCCATCCAGCAAACTTTTTCCATAAGGGTGGAAAATCTGTTCAAAAGATTCCAGCCTCATATGAGACACTTGCCAAGGATGATAATAACTTGGTTCACCTCCTTCTTCTTGAAAAAAGAAGCCAACTAAGTCGCTAAATTTTGTTTCAACTCTGGTAAAGTTATAAATCGCCATTGGTCTAACAGTAGCAACACCATCTCTGTTTTGAGTTGGTACTATTTCAACAGCAAAATCACCATATTTTGATAAATATCTAGTAATTGGTCTTATCATAGCATCAATATTTAATGTGTTATACAAAAAATCTTCAATTTCAGTTTTCAATCTAGAACTAGTAGTTTTTACCAACACTGAATGATTTAATTCTGGATCTCTTAAAGAAGATTCATCAGCATACATGTCTAAAGCTAGCGAAATCTCACCAACTTCATCCATCTGATCATAGTCTTTATAGCGCTCCATTCTGTTAATTTGAACATTAGTTTGTTCAAGCATGAAACTAGGATCAGACAAATCAACAACATCTTGACCAGAGCTAAAAATTCTTTCAATCTCAGGTTGATTTTGGAGCAGATTTTCATGACCATAAATGTTTCCACGTTTAAACATCAAACGCAGTTTGTCGAATAAGGGCCAACTCATATTATATATTTACCCAAAAAGCTAATTAACATAATATATGAATCTTTTTAATGGAGGAGTGTGCATTTTTCTATATTTAAAATTTGATGCAAAATCATTTTCATTCATGTGCATTCCACGTGCTTTATTCCACAAAGTCTTTTTGTGCATTTTCCAACCATCATCATTAACATAAAAATACGAACTGGTTGTATTACCATCAAATTTCCAATTACTTGCTTTGTATATTGTACCATCATGACCTTGCATTGGATCAGAATAAGAAACCAAAATTTTTGCACTAGTGTTAGCTTTTATATATTTTATTGCTCTTTTTAAAAAATACGAACAAGTATTTTTATTATAATAAAACGGAGATACAGCTAGTCTTGACAATTCCAAGCATTCTTCTTTTTTAACACCAAGTCTATCATAAATCTGTTTTCTTATTGGATGAACAAACATAGCGCAGCATACTAACTTGTCATCTATGAATCCACCATATGCAATTCCATTTCTTCCAGATCCTCCAAGATAATGAAATGACCCAAAAAAAACTTTGTATTCATCTGTTTTGACAATCTTAAATTCAAGATTTTTTAAAGATATATTATTAGGCTTGTAGTCATTAATTTTACACCAATGCTTTATTAATCTTATGACTTCATCACAATCAGCTAACTGCGATTCCCATATGATCTTTAATTCATAGTCACTTATTGATTTTATATAAGATTCTTTGGCTTTGTCTTTTACTATCACATTTGGCCTAGTATGCCAATAATTACCATTGACCTCCAATAAAATCTTTTTAACACCAGTATCAATCATAAAGTCAAATGTGTACGGCCCAACACGATATTGGTGAGTATGCTTAACACCAAGACCATTCAATATTGATATCATATTAACTTCAGTTGATGGTGTTTTATGCATCTGTTTAATAAGAGCTACAGCGTGTTTTTCTCTATAATCATTATTGGCCCAAGCTGCAATGGCAGACTCTGAACATTTTTGTTTATTTTCAGGAAGATTAACGGCGATAGTATGCTTGTTTTTATATTCATCGTCTGACCATAATTTTATACTACTTTTAGATCTTTCTTCTCTATAGTCTTTGTCTTTCCATTTTTCAAGTGACGACAACTTTAACTTATTTCTTACTTCGTCTACTGATCCTACGCATTTATGACAAAGCCAATCAATATTATTATTAACAATTTTTGATTTTATTCTTATCGTTAAATTGCTTATTTTCCCACATTTATCACACACAACAATTACTTTTGGCCTATACCCAGTTATGCATGATGTTCCGTATTTCTCTTTAGTTAAAACCCAATCAATCATTATTTATTAAAATACGAACGCTTATTTCTTGATGCAGGCATTTGAGCTTTTTTTTGTTCTAATGGTATTCCACCACCAAGCTGGCCAACAAATATAGCCAATTCTTGATCTGCAGACATTCCTTGAGTTGGTTCCCCAGACGTTAACATTGGATACATTAAATCATTACCGCCTTTTTGTAATATCTCATCCATCGTTAAATCTATCCTTTTTTCAAATCCAGATTCTATCTCTTTAGAAGATGTTGGTATTAATCCATCTGGAGTCTGAAGAGCATCCATTTTTCCTAAGCACGCTAATCCGCCAGCCGTCATTAAGTCATCATTATTACCAGATCCAGGCTCATTGCCCACTTTTCCATTACCCAAATGAATATAGATCTGAGCTTCTGCCTGTAGCCTGGTCGATCTAAACAAAATGCCGTCATTTTCTAACCCAAAATGATCAATAATGGCCTTGACTATTTCTGGTTTGCTAGATCCAGATATAGGAAATCCAGGTTTTTTATCTTTTTTGCCAGACGACAATCTTCTAAAAAACAGATTGGGATAATAATAAATAGATTTTAAATCCTGAGATACCGTTTTGCCAATACCAGTGCTGTCAACAATAACCAAAGCATTATTGTAAAGTCTTCCCAAATAATCAATCATTTTGGTAAATTCAGAAGGTTCACATTTTATTTTAAGTTCAGCTACTTGTCTATTAAGAGTAACATCAACTATTTCTATAGTTGAGAAGTCACTAGCTTCACCAGATGAAATATCAGCCCCAAGAGAATACCTATGACCTGGATTTCCTGGAACCATTATCCTATTATTTTCAATTACATCAATGGTCTTTTGGACAGGAAGTTCCCAAACCCATAAACTTTTCTGAAAATCAAGGAGAATATTATTAATATTAGCATTTGAATTGCTATATCTTACTGGTTGAGTTCTTATTTTATAATTTTCATCGAATGTTTTTTCTAATATAGTTAAGGCCTGAGGACTAAGTACAGTATTGCCTACGCCAATAAATTCCATTAATATTTCTTGTCTAAACTTCCAAGATTCACCTTTTTCTTGCAATTCATTATATTGAGTAACAAGCCAAGGACTTTTGAAATCACCGTACTTGTTCTTGTCTTCTATTGATTTACATTTTTCAATATTATCACATGGCGCAATACGAATATTCTTGCCACTAATCTTATCTTTAAACTCAATAACCCAGTCCATCTTCCACCATGGGATCTCAATGCCATGAAAGTTATTGGTCTTAACTAAAGAATCTTCCCATGTGTGGTGATACCAATTGCCCTTACCATTAGAAGTGGAAATAACGATGACTCTACCACCATGCATTAACGTGGGCTGGCCAGCAGTCCACATAGCTTCCATTTCTGGGATAAATCCAGCTTCGTCAATGATAACCAAAGAAGCAGTATTTGATCTAAGTGTGTCTTTAGAACTGGTAAGTGATTTTATTTCAGAACCATGAAAAAATTCTATTGAATGTTCATTATATGACTTTGGAGATTTGAATTTTTTAGAACCAAAATCTCTTGGATCACCAAAAGCCTCAAACATCCATTCTGGCAATTCTTCATAAACAAATTTCACATTTCTATCTAAGTAACCTTTAGCATCTTCATCACGTTTAGATACAATTAATACTTTTCTATTTGGGAAAAACATTGCCACCCAAAGAGCATATGCACCAGTTAGGGTTGAAATACCAGACTGGCGACATTTCCTATAAATTATTCGATCATGCTTTTTAAAATCTTTTATTGATTTCTTTTGATATCCAAACAATTTAAATGGTATAATTCCCGCGTTAGGATGTTTAATCTTGCAAAAGTGTTCGCAAAAAAACGCGAATGATTTTCTGCATTCGTTTAATAATTTGAATTTTTGTATTCTAGTTAGTGCCATAAAAACCTAATACTACCAGCATTCCATAATCTTCTGAAACCATTGTTGAACATATTTTGGGCTCCAGATAAATTGTGGTCATATTCATCTAATTTTTCATTTAACTTGTGCTTTTGGTATTTTTGTCTATTAAAAATATTAAATTTGTCAGTGTAGTAATATCCTGGTTTAGTTATGCCGTCAACAGCAAATCCCAATTTTTTATACAGATTGCCATCAGAATACCTTCTATCAGCATAAGTCATTATCATATCTGGTTTAATATTGCGAACAAACAGCTTGAACAACCTGCCAGCACCACCAATCACATTCATGTTAATTTTATTAGCGAATCTTGATATTTCCCATCCATATTTATTGTGTCTATTGAACCCAATGCAGCAAACCAAAACACCATCATAACGCAATCCATACCTGATACTAGAATTTTTAGTTGATCCTTGCAAATGATTTTGATCCATAAATTTTTCGAATTCTTCGAATCCAATTTCATCTACTGTGCATTTCCTAGCGCCAATGCGTTGGTTTTTATTAAATCTAGATAACAACATTGATTTAACAATATCAGTGTTATTTGTCCATTCACTCTCGAAAATCTGCAATAGACTAATGCCGTTATTCAATGCCAAATCGCATTTATCATAATGCTTATACTTTTCTTGTTTAGTTTCAGTAGATCCAAAAGAGTGCCAAAACAAACCATGACATTCTATGCCAATGCTGCCAGACAATATGTCTATTTCAAATGGTTTTATTGCTTTTCTATCATTAACAACACATTCAACATCATTATCAGCTAGAAATTCAGCAATTTCTTTATGAAATTTGGTTACAATAAAAGAGCATTTAGGGCAACCTTTTCCTTCTAAATGATTGTTAGGTTCCTGCTTGAATATACCATGCTTTTTGCATATTATGTTTATATTGCTTTTGTTGTGTTCATACTCAACTGTTGAATAATCATAGACATCGCCATGTTTATCTTTGGCTCTTTCTATAAACTGGTCATTAGTTAAAGTTCTAGAATTATGAGAACGATCTAATCCGCATTTTGGACATCCCTTGCCTTCCGCGTAAGATCTGTTATTTATTTTCACTTTCCCATGTTTATTGCATATAATATAAGAATTTTTATCACCATATGCAATTATTTTATGTTGCGTACCATAAATCAAAGTGCATTTAGCAATGAAATGATCTTCACCTTTTTTTAGTCTATTTTTATTAGCTGTTTTTCTACATTCAGGGCATGGGTATTTGCTTCTTAAATGCTCTGATGGTTTTTGCTCAAAAACCAAATCATGTTTATTGCAAATTATCTTTACTAATACTCCAGACCCCATATAATCTACTAGAGAATAATCATAAGCATCACCATGAACGGTTGTTGACTTATCAATAAAATTAGCCATTTAATAAACTCTGAACATCATCATTTGTTAACGACTCATCTTCTGATTTGACAGCGATAGAGTCATTATTTTTAAGAGCAGCAAATAATTTGGCAATTGAATCCATAGTTGATGCTCTATTTCTGGAAATATCAACCTTAGTTTGAAGCAATTGAGCTACAGCTTGAATATCAGCAGCACGATAATTATCTTGTTCAACTTTTGGCAATAGCATACCTATTATGTCATCAGCCTTTTTACGATCAGATTCTGCTTCATCAAACATCATTTCAGCACTATCGCAGTGCCTTTTCAAGAGACCTAGCACATTTTCTTGAAGCTTTTCTCTTTCCTCATCAACTCTATCTGCAACAACACTAGTTTTTGAAATTATGTTGTCGTATCCATCATCGTCATCGTCATCATCATCGTCATCATCATCATTGTTATTACTAACCAGGCTATCTTCAAAGTCATTTAGTTGAGGCTGAGGTTCTGGCTGAGGCTGAGGCTGAGGCTCTGGCTCTGGCTCTAATTCTGGCTCTAATTCTGGCTGAGGTTCTTCATTTTCTGCCTCTTCTATTTCTTCTAACAATCTAGCTAAGGCTGGATCAATATTATTAAGATCTTCACTCATGGTAGCCCAATCAGTTATTAATTTCTGTTTTAAATACCTCTTCTTTTAATTCCATCAATCTTTCGAGCTTGAATGGCAATTTTACTTGATCACCTGCTTCTATGGCTATATTGATTAAATTTTCTATTATAAAAGAAAATTCTGAAGCAATCTTAGTATCATTACCATTATAAAATTTTAAAAACGATTCAGATACTCCACGACGATTTCTTTTTGGATCATTATTTCCATCTTTTTTAACTCTAACTCTTCCTTCAAAGTCTTTACCCTTTGGACCAACTTTTTTAAGTCTAGTTTTTCTGCTTATACGTTCTTCTGTAGATTTTGGATTTGACATGTTTTATATTTTATTCATCATCATCATAGTAAAAAGAATTATCTTCTTTGTTATCAAAATCTCTCATTTCCAAAATATTAACTGTAAATTCATCTCTGTGATATCTTATTATTTTCAAAAATTGATTTATAGTAACATTATCTAATCCGCTAGCGTCCCTTAATTTTGTTTTAAATCCATCATGTGGCTTATCATCAGTCAGCCATATTTTTCTCATTGATATAACTAATGTAACAAAATCATTATCATAATCACAAAACGACTTTAATTCTTCTAAAAAGATTTCAAAATCTTCAATTGACTTAGACTTAGTTTTTTGTTTGCGTATTACAAAGTCTTTGTAAGACGGCATATTCTTCTTGTCTCGTTTTTCCTTTTTTAAGTATGCTAAAATCCTGGTCTTCGCCACTTGGCTGTTGTGAGAAATGAATCCATTGGCAATATATGAACTGTGTTCAGATGATACTTGGATTTCACAAACATCTGATTCGGTCTTGCTTATGCTATTAACTGGTAGCCAAACAATATTGTTGTGCTTGCCCATCCCTTCAGCTAACCTATCAATAATAAAGCGCATATCATCGTCATCATCAGGTACATCAAGGTTCGCTAATTTTACCCCAACTTTATTGAAATCACACAACCCAGTTTTTGACTTACGCGCAGATCTTAATTTAGATATACTATCTGGTATACTGTGCTTGGAACATAAGTCATTTATTTTTGAAGACAAGCCATATCTGAGCATCTTTATATTGCGTAAATTGCGTAAATTGATCTGTTTTCTTACAATGCTAAATCCTATCGTGTCATAAAACTTTAGAGAGTCTAAAGATGACAACAAAATCTGGACAGCGCCAAGTAAACTACTGCTGCATTCTTTCTTATCATTGCTGATTTTTGATATAATACCTAAGTTTAATAGCATTAATCTTATTTGACCAATCAGCTCTTTAGACGTAGAAATATACCCAACATTGCCATTATGCCTAGAAGAATGCCCGTCACCATCAAACATCCCTTGTAATGCAGAAATAACGACTTCTCTTGTTGATTTTAAAATGACATTTGGAATAATTTTTGAGTCAGCCTTTAACCCAGAGAGACCAATAAGTTCAATGAATTTAACAAATCCAACGTTATGAATATGAACTGCTTGTCTTTTCGGATAGTGTTTGCACAACAAGCCAATAGTATTATTGACCAACTTATTAATAACTTCCGTATCAATGTTGTATATGATCACACAGTTATTACCAACACAGCCTTTTGCAATATATAGCCCAATTACATATGCCAATTCGCAATCAATATCACCAACAGACCACAATTCGTCGTTAAAATCAACCTCAATCTCATTGACAAAGGTATTTTGATTATATTGAATACCAACTAAGTCACCTTCTTTTAAATCTCCAGATTTTGCCCATTCTGGGCCTTTATCACTCAATCTATATAACAAATGTTCTGGCGTGCAAGTGATATCATACCCAAGCTCAACCATTATTTTATTAACGCCTTTTCTATTTTTAACAACATTAGCAACAATATCTGTTATTCCATCTATCCCATACGTTTTTGTATTACCATCACCAATAGCATTAGAAATATGTTTTATACCATCTTCTGTAAAAATATTGGTATCTGGAGCAACGCACCACATATTAAAAACTTTTGGTGACCCTGGAGCATTATTATATTTATAAAGAGTTTTTTCTATTTGCATCCAAGCAACTTGAAACAGCTCATAAAATGACGATTGATCTCTTCCTGGAAAAATATATTCAAAATTATGTGCCCTTATTATTTGTCTTATGAGTTCTTCTGCATGTATCATTATTTCATCACGCAAACAAATATCAACACACCCTCTACCTACATATCTATTCAAAAGTTCTTCAACTTTTGGATTATCAAAATACATATTTTTCTTTTTGGGTGCAGCTTTTTTTACAATTTTGGGAACTGGCAACATGATATATTTACATCAGCAATACTGATAGATATTTATCATTTTATAAATTTTGGTATTTTTTTCCTTGACTTGAGAAAATCAACTGCATCAATAACAGTGCTACCAAATGCAATCTTTGCGACATAACCCATCTCAACAATATATTTCAGTCTTTTTCTGCTGTGGTCAATCAAGTACCAATTACCAGTAAAATAAAAATCTATAACTCTCGACCATCTTCTTTCATTTTTTCTTACTGCTCTGCCAACAATTTGATCAAAATTGCTTGATTTTTTGCCACCACCAATAAGTATCAAATTATGACATCCACCACCAAGATCCATACCTCTTTTGCCAACTTTGCTAACTATCAAAGTCTTAATATCACCATCTTCAAACCCTTTTATAGCTTTAATCCTATTCTTTGGCGATACCTTATTGAATATAAACGACGAATCAGGTAAAATTCTTTCTAATTCAAGACCCAACGGCTCAATACTGTTAGTATCAATAATAATTAAATTCTTTTCATTTTTAAAATTATTAACCATTTTTGAAATAACTTTATGAAAATCAGGATTTTCTATAATTATTTCTTTTTCCGCAACGTCAAAAGCAGTCTTGTCTTGTGGATCAATATCTCCAAATTGAACCATACAATATTTAACTGGTTGTATTTGATCTATTTCTTCCAATTCTTTTCTTTTAGATCTTGATATAACTGGCCCAAATCTGCCTTTTAAGATCATCTTCTGAACTGGTTTATCTGGGTCATACGGAGTGCCACTAAAACCATGAACATATCTTCCCTTAAACCATTCATCAAATAAATGATCATAATTTTTTGAAGCAGCGTTGTCCATTTCGTCAATTAATAACAATTCGCAGTTGCCAACCATGTTCTGCAAAATGCCAGTCTTTTTTATTAAAGTATGATAAGATTTTAATGCTATCTTGAAGTATTTTTCTCTTTCGTATTCATGAAACACTTCTATAGCTTTAGCAAGTTGCTTATCAAAATCACTCGTTACACTAGCGAATTTTAACAAGTCAACATCTTTTATACCTATTTTTTCAACCAATGATATTTCACTAAGTTCTTTTTCAATATCTTCAATATCCATTTTGAATTTCGACTTGCATTTGTCAATGACATTAGAAGCAGACCATACAAGCTTCCCTTTTAGTCCAATAATGGCCGACAATTTATCGCCATCTTTTTCAGACATGCTCTTAAAGTCTTTATTCATTGTTGACATTTTAATCTTAAAATTTTTTCTCATCGGCTTTTTAGGAGTGCTCAAAGCTGCAATAGAGCCAACACATACCAAATTACCATCTGGCATTTTGCCAGAATAAAACTCACCAACATCATCATGGTGCACCACATTAAATAACTTTAAGCTGTCTGTTATCTGGTTTAAAACAATAGTTTGTTCAGTTATTATCACAGTTGGGCATCTAAATAGCTTAACAATACCAGCCATCATAGCTGATTTTCCTGCCCCAGTTGGATGAAAATGCGTTCCTATTTCAAACAATATTCCAGCAACACCCTTTTTTGATGCCTGACAAACAGAATTTAAGCATCTCATTTGGTGATCGTGGGCCGTAATGCCATCAATTAATTTATTATCAAAAGATCCGACTGCTGGTATAGGATATTTCGACTTTTCTCTTACATCAACCACTTCATAAGGAAAGTCATGTTCAATACATAATTCTATTAATTCTTTTAAATAACCTTTTCTTAATGACTGAGATTTTCTGTTGTAATATTTATAATATCCATCCCAAACACCATTCTTCATGGCCCTCTTGCGCATTGCTTGAGGGTCTTTTACTCTAAAATGTTTGTTTATAACAGACTCCTGCATCTCAAACACTTGGGTGAGTTTGAGCATACAGTTGTCTTCTATTATTATTTGCACTTATTTAAAATACATATTAATCTTTGTTGTCTTCTTTTTCTTCAGAATTTTCTGCACCAATAACAGCCAAAATAGGCTGAACGTGCATTCCTATAATCGAATTCGCCATTTCAGAAAAGTACTTACCAGTCAATTTAGCAGACGCCATTTCACGGGCTTCTCTAATCACTTCCCCATCAACCTGGCCAAGAATACTTTCATTTCCTTCCGCAACCACATCATCAACAGTCAATCTGTCAGTATTAACTTTGGCAATAGCATGTCTAGTCACACCATTAATACTAGCATCAACACTAATTTCTTGGTGTTCACTAAGAAGTTCGTGTTCTAATTCCAGTATGTCTTCAAGTATCATTAACGCCGCTTTTGCAGCAACCCACAATCTGGATTCACCTATACCCATTGATGATAACGCATCCTCTTCAGACCCAATACCACTGCCACCAAGATATTCAGTTATCTTAGCAGTTGCTTTTTTCCTTATTTGAGAAACACGAACATTACTCACACCTAAAGCAGCCGCTATCTCTTTAGTAGCCTTTGGGTCTCTATCCTCACCACCTTTAGACATACCAAAAGTAGCCAACATAACAGCTTGTTCAGTCTGCGTTAAACCAATTTCCTCACTGTTGAACAAATTCAACAGCAATTCTCTTCTCTGATTATGTGACTTCTCTGCTTTTTTGCCAGAATCAGGGTCACCTGGAATAGTAGAAGCAAACGTCGCTGCGCCATCTTCTTTACCCATTGGGGTATCAGCACTAACACTAGCTCTAGAACCTTTAAGAAAATCAGTCTTACCACCAGCGTGAGGCTTAACACCAGACACATTTGAAGATGCTGCTGCGCCTCTTTTGATTTTGGAATCTAAATATCTCTTCACATGAGTGGTAAATGGAGCAATTCCTTTGTCATTTTTAGCAGCATCCCAAACAGCCTCAACACCAAACGAAACAGCCTCATCTACGCTAAAGGTTGGCGTCTGGTATCTTCTAGCAGTATAAATAATAGATGGTTTTAAAGCAGAAACAAGCTCATCTAATGTCCAACCCTTATCTAACGGCTTTATAACCTTTTTTAAATCATTTAATGCTTTTCCAGGTTTTGGGCTAGGTATGCCAGTCCAATCAATAGAAGAACCATCTGCATCTTTGTACGTTTCTTTAGGTTCTTCTGGTTCTTCTGGTTCTAAATGAGAATATGAATCAACATCAATATTTTCTTCATCTTCTACCTCTTCAAAAATTTTATTCATTTTATCATTAAAATTAAAAGGCATGGTTTCTCCGATTATTGTATATTTGCTATATTTGGTGTGCGTCTGATGTCTGGAGTATTTCTACTTGGTGACCAACTGTTTGACATTTGAACGATATCAATGTCTTTCTTTATACTTTTTTTAATTCCATCAACATCTTCAATATCTTCTTCGTCTTCGTTATCTATATCATTGCTGTTTCTTTGTGGATTAGACATAGGAACACCATATTCATAATGACTATTTGTAGTTCTTGGATTTCCAAGTTTTATGTTCAAGCCAGATAATTTCATGTGCTTTTCAACGAAGAAATCATTTCTTGTTTAAAATCATTAAGAACATCATTTATTTCATTTCTAGTAACAAATTCTTTAGTGAGAATCGGTAACTGTTGTGCTACAGCATTTCTTATCTGTTGTGGGCTAAAAGTTGGTTCTTCACTGCTTTCAGGCTTTCTTGGCTTTTTAGGTTCTTTAATCTTGTTCATATTGTCAACATTAATTTCTTCACTAGCATCAATATATTCTTCTTCTAAAAATACCTCATACAAATTATTGCCAATACCACTGGTTTTAATTTTACACTCATTCAAACATTTAACGTCATCTTCATTACGAACCATTAAATAGCTGACTCCACCAATACTAACACATTCAGAAATACCATCCCCAAGATACACAATTACCTTTTTTATGCCACTTTCGTTAAGTTTTTTCATGCTATCCTCAAGTTAAATAATGGAGATGATCTAGTCTCGCCATTTGGCATATCAATGTCAACTCTATACTGGTATGTTCCTTTTAAAAATCTATTAGTGTCAACCAAATATTGCAATACATACGGGTTAGATTTATATTGGTCTTGTCTTAGCCCTACTGTCATTTCTTCTTCTGAAATCACCACTTCTTTGTTTGCAGTTTGAAATGTTATTTTGGCCTTAAGCGATGGAATAAATTTAGAAATCTTATTTGTGTCATACTGATAAAGAGGCAATGGTGTTATACCAACCTCTAATTTTCTTATTTCAGGCTGTTGGAATCTACTATCAAGCGGCTCAAATCCAATGCGTATATTTTTTAAACCGTCATCAACATACCAGCCACCACTATCAACAAAAAATTTGCTGCATTTACTTTGAATATTATTTGGATCATCACATGGGTTGCTACCAGCTATGTCAGTTACATCAGGATCACAAGATTCGCAGTCATTACCAACAAAATTCCATACATCAAAATATACACCTGGACCAAACAACTCTTTACAAAGATACAAATCAAATTCAAAACATCCAGGCGTGTATTCTGGTTGAATGTCTGTCCCACAAAATCCTGTATCTTGGTTAATGTTGCCACATCTCTTTATTAAGCCATCATATAAAAATTCGTTTGATAAATCTTTATCCTCTGGAGCGGCTGGTGGAAACACAATTTCAGTTACAAGATTCTCTTCATTAACCGAACATTTGTATATCTGAATAGAGCACAAAGATAACGGATCTTTTGGTTCTCCATTATAGAAGAACTTATTGTTAAGTGTCACAGTATCACAAACGGCAGCATTTAATCTAGAAGAACTCATACAATATATTTGACATTACCTTCTTACACTAGGCATTGACGGTTTTGACATTCTTGGAGTTCTGGCTCCCTTAGTTTTATTCTGAGAGTCATTCTTTTTCTTCATTTCTTCATTATATCTTTCTAAATACCAAACACGTTCTTCTGCAGTCATTACTCGCTGTTCAAATAAAGATAAGCCACAATATTCCTTAAGAAGGAACATTTGATTCCACAAGGCCCAATACTGATTGTCTAGGGCCTCATGGTTAACCTGGGCGAAAAAAGTTTTCACTCCAAGGTAAGGCTATAGTAGACTCAGCTTTGCAGTCATCATTTTGACATGTTACTTCTAACGAAGTATCCACACCAGGGCTAATATCATCAATGAAGGTCCTAATGACAGCAGTATCTTGTTGATGTAGTCCATCAATTATGCTAATTCTTCTGTCACCAGAATGTTGTTCTCCATCAATTTCAAATCCAATTATCTGATTTTTCATGTTATCATCATAAACTTTACTTAGATCTTGCATATTATTTTTAATAACAGTTTTATTCTTTGACTTCTTTTTGATGCGAGCTTTTGACTTTTTGACAGGATCAAAAATTCCATCATCTGATCTAGACATTTTCATTATATCATTGACTCTAACTAATCTTATCAACGCTTTAATATCTTTTCCAAATGATTCTGATAATTTGGGCAAATCGACCTTAAATGGTTCTTCAGTATACTCATCATTGGCCCATTGAACTGATTCTTGCAAATCATTAAGATCAAAATTGTACATGTTCTTTGATTTGCAAGAAGAACATGTAGAAACAAATTCATAGTCATTGCCGTGTGTTATACCTCTTAAGTAATATAACACATAATTAAAATCTCCAGCAACCATATCTCTAATGCTAAAGCCTTCTGGAAGTTTAGTACATGATTCAACAATCTTGTTAAGCAATGATCCACTGGCAATCAATCTCTGATTTGTTAACATTTTATCAACATCAGCACCCATAGGCTTTACTTCTAATATGCCATCAGGCATCGCACCATTGTAATACCGACCTTTACTAGGAAGTTTTACTTTTTCCCAAGGAATATAGTTGTCTTGAGAAATATGGTCCAACAATTGATCAAATAAATTTTGTTGAGATTCTTGATTTTCTTCAATCCTCTCAAGTTGCTGGGCAACACTATCTGGCATTTCTTCTGACATTTCTTCTGACATTATTTCACCTCTAGAATTATTTACTTCTTACATAGATACAACAATCCCCTCGTGTTTAAACGAGGGGATTTAACAAAAATCTACTGTAATTCTGCTCTATCATATTTCATTGATACATCAATGGTTTGTATCTCAGTATTAGTATAATCAAGATCATTCCAATTAACATCGATAGGCCAACAACCGTACATCTTCCAAGATTCTATACTCTTGCCTTGGCCATCAGTCATAGACAACACAGAATCTTTTTTATAGTCTGACGGACTAGCAACTGTGGCTGATGGGATTTGAATAATTTCATTAAGCCATTCATAAACAGTCGCTGACGAGTCTAAGTCATTAGCAACATCATAAAAAACCAAGGAAACTGGTTCCCAGTGATACTTACCAGCAAAGTAAGCTTGTTCTTCATCATGATGCATGACTGCTTCTTCGACAACACTATGGGGTCTCTGAGCAGACTGCAAATAAACAGAAGCCTCTTTCAGTTTTCCTACACCACCGTAAAGTTGAGAAAACACCCATCTATGTTTTCTTTTAGTTTCAACTCTTGGTGACGCAGAGCCATTCTCAAACGATTCTGTATTATTACCTGAGGTAAATCCTGGCATGTTATTTCTCCTATTAGCCCGTTACGCCGACAGCAGCCAAGACTTCTTCACTGGAGAAGCTTTGATCTGTTCTCAAAATACCAATATTTAGAACAATAAATTCTGCCACTCTTGTAGGCTTGATCAACAACGAAACGTGCATTTCGTTTCTGCCTATCCTGATCGGTGTATTGTTGGTTTCATCACAAATAACTTTGTACCCCGTGACACCACGTCTGGATTGTACATCATTCATGAAATTTTCAACATTTAACGTAAGACTATTTCGTGTTGATTCATCATTTGGCTCAAACAGGTATTCATTAAGAAGACCATTAGGACCAGAAAGATTCTTCTTGATAAAGGTCAACAACATTCTTACATTAACTCTATCAAGAGCGCTATCGGCTCTTTGAAGAGTTCTTTGGCCCCAAATGTAAATTCCCTTTTGTGGAAAATTAGCAATTGGATTAACGGCATTGTTTAAACCATACATTATATCACGTTGACCACGATCTGGATCAAATTCAAGACCAAGCGCCTGAATCAGTTGACCTCTACGTAGTCCAGCTGGTGCAAACCACTGTTCAGAAACGCGTTCAGTCCTGGCAAACACACCAGCAACATGACCAGATGGAGGAGTAAAGATTTCACCACCATTAAATTGGTCGAATATCTTAACCCATGGGCTGTACAGCGAACCATAGCTGCTATTGAGAGCAACCTGAAGGTCAGTGAACAACAGTCCATTATGCCAGTCAACAACTTGCTGTGCATTGAGACCAAATGGAGGATCGATAATACTTAAGCAGTCACCACGACTAGTAGCAACAGCTAAAGCAGTGGTAATAACAGCGCCACTTGAGAATCCTGGAGTTAGCAGCAAAGAAATATCAATCTTTTCAGGATCAGCAAAAGAGTAAAGACCACTACTTTCTGCTGGATTGCCAATTATGGCCCTATCAAGCTCGCTTGAGTAAACTGGATCAAAAGGAATACCATTAGCCTGGCCATCAAATTCTCTATTAAAGAATGATGCTGGTTCACGATCTTCATAATCAATACCAGAATCGCCACCAAGGAATTCAGGTCTATTAATCCATTGGATGAATTCGTTTCCGCCAACAGGAGCACTAACGCCATCAGGATTTAAAAAGCTGCCAACATACCGACTACTTGCTGGATCAAATGAAATATTGTCTAGGGCGAATACTAAAACATCCTGGTTATCAACCAATTTAAAGCTAAATCTTCCAGGAGGTGCTACTTCGCCAGAGAATCGTTCAAGGTCAATTCTGTATCCATCAACCCAAGTACCAGACGTGGTTGCTACAAACCAACCAACAATATTCTGATAATATGCAGCATCAACTACACATTGGGCAGCCTTAGAAGTATCACCATTAGAATATTCTTCACAACTCAGTGGGATTTCTTCAGTTACTTCACCACCTTCTGGGAGGGCAGTTCTAAGATCTCTAAATCCTCTGAATGACTCAGTGAACGGAAATAAGAAACCAACAGTCTCAGCAAATCTGACTGAAGTAATATTGCTACCATTAGCCATTAACCTTATTTGGTCAAGTTGATGGCCAACCGTTGTTTCAACAACTAAAACACTATCACCGCCTGGTATAACCATTGAATAGGCTTTAACCAAAACATCGCCAGAAACCGTAGCCGACGCATTAATCGCAGAAGCTACAGTAGCTGCTGGAATATCAGACCCAACTGGTATTGTAGCGTTAAATTCAACTTTTGCAGAAGATGATTCTACTTGGAATTTAGCTATGCTATTAGAAGAATTAAAATCGTACGGTTCTGGTTGAATGCCAATCAGATTTGATCTTGGTATATCAAAAATGTAAAGACTTTGGCCAATCTCTAATGCAAATGCTTCAGTTGAAACTAGTTGGATTGACTCGCCAGCTGTCTCAGTTCTAAATTGAACGCAATCATCTTCTGTAGCGTATGCTAAATATCCTTCACCGGATAAACCAGGAATAGAATTTAAAGCATTTGCTAAATCGTCAGCAGTAGCATAATCACCAGTAATGACGTAAGAATTAATGCTACTTACGTCACCATTATCAACATTAAATGAAAAGGTTGTGTTATCAGGCTTAACAGAAAATCTGAACGAGTCATTAGTATCTAAAGTTCCTGATGCAACAACTATTTGAACAACAATTCCATCAGAAACAACAATGTCTTCACTTGTGCCGACAGTGCCGCTTTCAACAATAGACCCAGATGTAACTTCTGCGCCATCAGACGACCTTGTTATTAAATATTCAGCACCATCAATCGAACTCCCGCTAGTGGCTGGAGCACTGGTCAATAAGACTAAAAATTCATCATCAATTGGCGCTATGTAATCAGACCCAACAAAAGTCAGATTAGCAGCAGTGGGTCCAAATGTAACTTCATTAACTAAAGCATCAACAAATTCAATAAACGATGTTGATGCAGAATGGAATGAGAAGCCATTTTGGCCAGCTTCACGAGTCTTAATCTTACCAAAGTCAATATTCTGAAAAACCGGAATGCGGCCCCAGCCAGACTCTTTATTGCCAGAAACATCAATGCAAACATCGGCAAGTTCTTCGTCTTGCCCATCTTCACATTCAATGCCTACTCTATTGACCCAAGCAATATTACCTTCTTCCAAAAAAGCTATTACGGCATAGCCTAAATAACTTTCTGGAAAAGGATTGCCATACGTATCAACAAAGTTCTGCGCATTTGTTACTAGACTCGGATCATTGATCGGACCCTTATTTGCAGTTCCGACAAAACCTGGAAGTATTCCGCTGCTCCCATTGGGAAGAACACTAAGGTCGATCTCGTTAACAAAAACTGCTGGGCTTAGAAAAGTTGCCATTAGCTCACTCCGTGCTTTAAAGTATTTTTGCTGAAGTTAATATTCAGTCAGTCTTACGTTTAGAAGAACTCTTATTCTTAGAACCAGAGTCTTTATTCTTAGAACTTACAGCTTTAGATTTACCACCAGCTGTTGGACTAACTTTCTTCTTCGGCAAGAAATCCTTATAATTGGCCCCAACTAGGCTTGGTCCATTACTGCGATCTATCTTAGTAACTCTGATATAACCACGTTTTCTTAAATTAGACAGCTGCGCTTTAATGACACGATCATTTGGTAAATCAACATGTTTACCAGGCCCAACTTGTATGGTTATTTGTCCAGAAATAAGGGTAGAATTTTTTCCATAAAGCTGAATTGGAATCATCTGGAGTCTAGTAAGATTAACAATTCTGATTTTGTTTTGTTCAGATTCTCTTTTAGCTCTTTTGCTTTCTTGAATCTCTTTAATTGTTAATGGGCGAGCCATAGTGGTCTCCTAAGTTGATGGGATGGAAGTATCTCTTATTAAGTCGTAGGTTTCTCCAGGAATTTTGACTTCGCCAGATGGTCCAATAAGCCCTTCTTTAATAATCATAGGCTTGGATAATATATTAGGAACAATTTTAGTTGGAGTGGGAAGCCACCCTTCCATCTTGACAGAAACAGACTTTTTAACATATGTTTTCGTCTCTGAATCGGCTTCCAATTCAGAAATATCAGAACTACTACCTGGGTGAAGTATGACTTCTTGAATTAACCCCATAGATTCATCTTCAATATAGTAAGATGCTACAGGATTAATCCTTGATAAAATCGAATACAAAGCATATTCAGCTTCGCTTTTGTGTTCAGCCCATATTTCTAATGTATAGTCAATAAGATATGGAACTGGCCTATAGATCAATTCTGATTTTCTGGTGCAATTTTTGAAATTTCTAGCAATACTTCTTATGGGTGGTGTATATCTTTTAGAATCAAAATTTTCAGAAGTTCTAGATATAGCCAATATGGGTAAAGCAAGTCTGCCACCAACAAGATTTTTATCAGAATGAATCAATGCTTCTGGGTCTGCTCCAGCAATTCTTACTGGCATTATTTTATATTCTTCAGTACCTTTGCCAACTGGCACTCTTATCCCAGAAAAATAGTTTTTAATCCCTCTGTCCATCAACTTAAAAGCTGGAACATACGCTTCTCTCACTTCTTCCACAAAGTTTATATCTATTGTGTCATCAACAGCCGATACACAATTTTCGCAAACATCTTCCCAATCTCTTGGATCATTATGTCTAGCTGCAGGATCACCAGCCGACTTTTGATGATCAGGAACATAGCTCTGAACTTCTTCTTGGCCAACTGGAAATTCGCTAAAGTCAAAGCTGTGGATTGTCATAATATTGAATTAACCCATTTCTGGTTGTTTATGTCTTCATAAACCTCATCAAAATAAATTTTACCTTCTGCCATTTCATCTTTACTATCAATGTCAGAAAAAACCATTGTATTATCAGACGATATTGTTATATCTTTCTTACTTAAGCCTTTCTCCGTTAATTTTTTAACAATATCAACAGAAGCTTTTTCTAAAAACTTGTTTCTTACCATAACAACTTCGTCAATTAAATCTTGTTGTAAGTCATTCCAATTAGTAATCATTGCTGAGGCCTTACTGTGAAGTCGCCAGTATCTAATTCAACCACACAAGTCCAATACAACCACACATAATTAAAATTACCAGTATCTCTAGCTTCAACTACTCTAAATTTATTCGCTAATCCAGTCTTGCCATTAATAAATTCTGTGTTCTGAGTTTGCACTAGTGTATTATGTGGTACTTGTATCACATCTCCTTTCCTGATGAGTCTATCACCAAACAAATTAAAAAGTTCTGCTCTTGAATAGTTAATATTAAATTTAGCATTACTATCAATACCCCATTTAACTAAGGATGTTGACATTTCTTCAGGTTTAAACTGACCTCTAATAGTTAATGGCTCTACAAAAATTGGGTTATCGTCTTCTTCCCAAACTTCGTCTATTTCGCCCAAATTATTGCATCTCCTATATATAACAGTATCAGCACCAGATTGCTTTATGTAGGCTAACGCCTCTGCTTCTGCTCTCGCTATTTCTGGGTTATCTGGATTAAAAATAGACAGTTTACTATCTTGTAAATCATTAAATTGATAAGAAGAGCCAGCATTCTGCATAGAAGAATAATCAAACGCATCGATGTCAGACATCAGATAAACCTCTACTAAAATAATTAGAATCACAAGACTCTTTAGTATCGCATTCATTTTTAATTTGGCCAGTTGATGTTCTAGCTGCATCTTGTAAAATTTTATAATAATCGTTAACCACATTAGATGGACATGTATTGCCATCTGGTGGTGGCCCATCTGGCAGTACAAACCATTTATCATGGCCAAAAGATCCAGATGTTGGGCCAGCATATGGGATTTTTATTTTAGACCCAGGTATCAATTCTAACGCTATATCAACATCCAAATAATAATTTGACCCAATCATCGCTATGGACAGATTGTTAGTAGTCTGTTCTGACAAGGGTTCAAATCCTGGAACACGAACTTGATTACCTATGACCAGCAAATAATTTTGTATTTTTATGTTTCTCACATATTATATTTGAACAAAAAGAAAAACATCAAAACAAATAATTTAGAACGGATAAATGCCTGGAGGTTCAGTCAACAATAAAGCGTCTTCTTCAACTTTACGTTTTTCTTCTCTTCCCCAAGTCAATAAGTCTTCCCCGTTAAAAGTTGTCGTCCCACCGTCAGGAGTCGGGAGGGCTCTCTTAGATCTAATATTGCCAAGTATCATAGCACATTCAGCAATTGCCATTCTCTTGAGAAGTTCTTTAGACCATGGTGTTCTAAATTCAGTAATGCATGGAAAGTATTCAACAAAAACTGGATATGTTCCTCTGGGTATTGGAGTAAGCCTTATTTTATTATTCCCTTTTACTTCCCATCTGCCCTCAGTACCCAAAATTCGTTGACTAAACTTTCGATACGACTGCAACAAATGGTAATCGAGTAAAAGCCCTTGTAAGCCAGTAACATTACCTATATTAAATAAAAATGATTCAGCACCAAATATGTCACCAATTCTAGTAACTGATGGGTCCCATACAACTTGTTTTATCCAATATGCATCTGGTGGTAATTCATATTCATTAATTAGTGGCTTAGTATAAAAGGTAGCAATCTTCTCTTCAAAAGGAAAGTATCCAGCAATAAAATTGCCGACACTTCTGAATACTGTTTCAAAGTGGAAGTCTTCCAACTCAACTTGAACAGTCGGATAGCCAAAATGAGCTAATACCTCTTGTTTAGTTGGGTTTGTGTCCAGTTTTAAAACTGCACCACATCCTTGGCTGCTTGGTCTACCGTCGGGTCCGCAAATCATAAATTATATTTTACACTTGTAGGTTTGTTCGTTCAATGAAGTATTGAACGTTTTGTGATCCAAGAACATAAAGCTCATTAACTCCAATTCCATGAGGTCTGTCTTCTATTGGTGTAGAAGAATTTATGACAATGCCAAGAGCTGGGTAATCATCGGTTGGCTTATATACCGTCAAATTGTTAACACCATTAACTTCTTGTATTGCCGTTATCAAAGTGCTTTTGTTGAAACCCTGACCCATTTCTATTTCTCTAACATCAAAAACGGCATTTATGGCAGCATTAACATTCTGCTTAACAATGGATGGATCAACATTCCTAGACACAACAACTGATATTTCTAAGTCAATAGGTTTAACAGCCCCATCCAATATTCTTACTTCATCAGTGAAGACGTTTATTTGAGATAATTCTGTGCTTAAGGCTGTTTTTAGTCCTTTGTTTGGCACTACTGGCACATCTTCATTTTCTTGTAATATATATATTTCTATAATATTCATGTTAACATAATTTCCAAGAAGATACTTAGTAGCTTCCTCATCTGAACTTGCTTCTCTAACGTTTTTAACAACAGTTTCTATATCTTTATCAATCCCAGTTCTGACAGATGCCGCTGCTTTTATTACAGACCCATAAACAGGGTGAGAAAAATTCTCTGACACCGTCATGTAATCATCTTTAGTGGCAGCATTGTTATGGACAGCAAATTGTCTTGGCGCTCTATCTTTGGCTGATTTTAACGATTCTTCATCTTGACCACCACGTGATGGATTTAAATTTCTAAATAAAATGTTTTGAGTAGCATATCCAGTTTGTGCTATCGGCTTAGATTCAGATATGGTCCCACTACCTATTCTGCCTCTTACACCGCCACCAGTTCTATACACAACGCTTATTATTTGACCTTCTATTGGAGATTTACCAGTAACATTGTCTCCAAAAATGATTCTCATTCTGTTATCTAAAAACTGAACCTCATACGACTCTTCATTACCAGTAGCTTGTTCAATAAATTCTACTCTTTCCCATTCTGTTTCTGACTTTCCGCTCGCCACAGAAACTTTGATAGGTTCGTCCAAAACATTGTTAATCAAGATGTCTACTGTTTGATTTGGCTCGCCATTTGATACTTGTACCACTGGTGCAGCAAATTTTCCTTCAACAGCAAATGCTACAATTCCCCTTTTAGTTCTTGGTATTACAATATCACCGTTATAATCACCAGGCGAACCAAAAAGTTCATAATTGACAGCTGTACCATCTGGACCAACAATGCTAAAAGACAATCCAGATGGTATTAACACATCAAAAGACGAAGGAACTGAGATGCTACATTCCACTTCAGCCACTGCTGGTGTTGCTCTAAGTAATTTATTACCTATCAATGACAGATGATTAGAAACTGCCGTTCTAGATTGCGCAGTAGGTAAAAACGCCTCATCAGCAATAATATCAGATCTCTCTGATAAGATATTGCCGACAGAAGACACAACCTCCATGAACATTATGAATCCATTACTTAGTACAAAATCATTAAAATCTTCTGGAAAATAAACCCTTACATATTCAACCATTGCTCTACGTAAAGCAGAAAAATCAAGAGCAGAAAAATCAATCCTTCTCAACGCAGATGGAGGAAGCTGTACTCCTATTTCTTCTGGTTCCATTGGTAAAGAAATAACAGTGTTAAAATCACCATTAGCAACTCTAGCTAATATTTCCACAGGGTTGTCATTGTCTTCATTCATCAATTTCCTCTTTCACCAGCTGTTGGAATCATAAAAGTAACCAAAAGACTGTCAGAATTAGTGCTATCAAGCACAGTGCTTCCAAATACGGATACAACCATCATATTTGGGTTATTTGTGTCTTGATTTATATCAACACTAGACAATTTAATTCGTGGATGAAATTGTCTAGTTTGATCTCTTATCGATTCTTCTAATTCATCAAAACTTCCAGGGTCATTTTGATCAAAAACAAAAGCGCCAATATTGCCGCCAAAGCTTGGCCTAAACAGCCTCTCTCCACGCAACGTTAATAGCCCTTGCAAATAATCATTTTTAATTAGTCTACTGTTTTCTTGCCTCGGCAAAACACTAGTAGCACTGCCAAACAATGATTTACCTTTAAAAAACGGAAAATTAGATCCAAACCATTCAGCCATTATCTCACAACCTCCCTGACCTTATAAATTTCATTTCTTAATTTATCAATTTCTGATTCAAGATGTTTTCTTTCGTCAGATAAACGTTGTTTTTCTTCGTTTAGATTGTCCAAATTATTTTTAACTTTAATTGCTTGTTTGCTATTAGGTCCAAGAACTAAAACAATGTTATCAAAAATTGCTTTTGAGTTGTTTATATTAGCTTGATTTAGTCTGATGTCATCAGAATTAGATTTTAAAGAAGACGACAAGCCAGATATTTCAATCGTTAATTCATCAAGTCTCTTAGTAGAACTTCTAGTTAATTCTTCATAGTCTTCTTTTGTTAAACCAGCACTAACAAAATCGACCACTTTAGTGTCTTGTCTTAAAGTTATATTGTTTAATTCATATGGGTCAGACTTCTCTTCGCTGTCTTCAAATTCCAAAACTTGACCTATTTCAAATTGATTAACACCAGATCCAGAAGTAGATGGGCCAGAGTCAGTAACATCAAAAGTTAACTGACCTAAGAATTTCCTTCTTTCTTGTTTATTAAAAACTAAAGACGGTTCTTTCCTGATGATTTCTGCCACTGGTACTTGAACAAACTGCTCTCCAGATCTTGGCGGATCTTGCGTTGACACAGTAAAAGTGATATTTCCAACATCAGATGGTTTATGAGGTAATATGCTGTTATACAATCCGGTAGGCGCTTTTATTATCATCCTCTAATAATCCCTTCCGACACTTTATTGTAAGGGCCATTGCCGACATACCCTCTATTTGTTGGTGTTAACGGCGGTTCATTCGGTGCTGTGTAATTGTCCGCACTTCCTCCCTTAGGAGATGGACCACCAGCACCAGGACCGCCCATGACACCTGGATGATGAGCACGCACAATAGCCCCATTTATTACACCAGTAGTGCCTATACCAGAGCCGTCAGCAACAAACTGACCACCAGCTGCATTAATAACAAACTTACCGTCAGACTTAAATGATATCTTGCCAGCAGCATTGAACAAAATATCAGCATCAGATTTTATTTCAATTCCCTTTGATGCGTGTATTTGTATTTTTCCCTCTTTATTTCTTAGCAATATTACCTGGCTTGAGTCATCAATCAATATAAATTTTTGCTCTCTAGGATCATGCCAAGCTGTGTGCCTATCAGTACTATTACATATTAAAGCTCTGTTATCTTTATCATTCATTTCAGTCCATATTTTACCAACACCACCCTGATTTCTAGATTCAAACCCTTGATTTATTCCTCCAGATGCTGGTGTTTTAAGTCTTAAAAATTTGTTGGCTAAGTCTAATTTACAATGAAATGTATCTTTTTGGGGATTAAATGTCATGGAAACATTGGTAGCAAACTCATTTTCTTTAAGCTTCTGCCAGTCTTCACTTATATGGGAGCTAGTATCAGTACATATCATCATGTAATCATATCTGTCATTTATTTCTATTATCTTAGACTTATGGGAGTACAACAAAGATCTATCTAACTGATCTTTTTCATTAACTTCAAATCCAAATCCACGTCCGTTTTTTCTACCCTTCAATAGCCATCCATTACCTCTTGGCGTCTCCAGCCCCTCAGCATCAGATTTGTCAGATCCTCTGTCATCAAGAACAAACTTAAAACCATATCTAGTAACAATTCTCATTTGTCTGGCATCTCTTCCCTGCCAGCTACTATCTTCATCATCAACTTTACCACCAATTTCATCAATTCTGTTTCTTCTGATAAACACATCAGACGATGGATCAGACCCCATATCCATAAATTGCATTAAATGACCAGCTTTGGTCCTGATTTTTAACCATCTTTCATCCCTACTGCCAAATTCTGATTGCTGCTTAGATGATCCAAACCAATCACCATCTCTACTAACACTAGATGTTGGACCCGATTGCGCCCAACCAACATCTCTCATTTCAAATTTGTGACCATAACTAGTTCTTAGCTCCATCCTACGTTGGTCTCTGTTAGAGCTATCAGGTTCGTCTTCATTAAGAGTTCTTACAAGATTATTTTGCCTTGTTTTTTCCAAATCATGGTCATCATCAAAATTTCCAGAAAAGTCATTATTCCATGTATACCCTTGGTCACCAAATATGGCATAATGACCGTATTTAGTGACCCAGGCCATCATTTTTCTGTCTGGCTTGTTGATTTCTGGATTAGATTTTTTATTTTCAAATTCTGAATTAGATAAAGCATCAGTTCCAGCTGGCGCTGGCGCAACATTGTGTTCCGATGGATAAAATCCAGTTTCATCAATGACCATCATACTTCCGTATCGGTCCTTGACCCCAACAGAATACGGTCTACCATCTTTTGGATAGTAGCTCTCCCATTCTATATTGTCAGTACTGACTGGTTTTCCTTCTTCGTCAACAAAAATGCCAGTTTTTTGATACAAGGAATGAAGTTTATAAAATCTTCTCCTAGTAGCTTCTGCATGACCAGTCCAAATTGGTCCATATGGGTGTTGTTTTTCAAAACTAATCCAGATCATGTCACCTATTTTAGGTGCTGACCAACTACCAGTACCCTTACCACCATGCTCAAACGAGGGCACTGCCCAAGGACATTCTTCAGGTTTTAAACTAAAATTATGCATTTCTGGCATCTTGAAACGCACTCTATACATATTCAAAGGGTCATTAGTCTCAACAACTAACGCCCTATACATTCCTGGATATCGGTCATAAAGCGTTTTCTGCTTACGATCGTAATTCAGTTTGCTGTAAATATTATGTAGATTGTCTTCTATCATCGCTTCCCGTCAACTTTATATTTTATGTATCTATGATTCTAACTCAAATGACTTATGAGAAAAAAGACGGCAAGAAAAATCTTGTTGTGCTAGTACTTGGCAAAAAAAACGAAAAGTTGGTTTGCATACTTGATAAAACAATATCTAAGCAAGACTCTGAAATGATAAGAAAAAATGCAGACAAATTAAACAACATGAGCATAGCCAACAAAATTATATGGTTTAAAGATAATATTCCTAGTGCTTACAGAAAAGGGTATAGAGAGTTAATACCTAAAAAAATAACAATCATTAGATCATATTCGTTAACAAAAAACAAATACTTATAAAAATTCTCTTCCAGTAATTCCTTCAAATATTGTTTTCATTGTTGCTTTAATTTTATTCTTTTTAATATATTTTGCAGGATTCTCACCTCTTTTTTTCATATCATTCCAATCTTCTTGTTCTTCTCTCGTTTTAGAATACGGAGGCAAACAATAATAAATATTCTTGAACAAATCACCTTTTCTTAATTTGCTTAGAGCCAAGTAATCTTTGACGATTGATTCTATTCCTGCCCCATCATTATCAGCTGCTAATATTACTGTATGTGGATTTAAAGCTAACAACAATTTTATTTGTCCTTTTTTTAATTTGGCTCCACCAGTGGCAACACAGCCAGGGCCAACAGACAGAGCATTAAAAATAGCTTCAGCAACAATCACTTCAGAACATGGTTCAACATCATCAAATCCATACAAAAAATCACCTGCTGATTTTAGAGATCCTGGTGGAAAATTAAAAATCTTATCCATTTGTCTTCTTGACTGGTAAAAAACCAACATTCCATATTGATAATACGGAACAACAATATTGGTTCCTAAATAATGGATATTGGCTCTGTGTATTACTTCCTTATCTAATCCTCTATCATTAAATAAATATCCAAAATTCATTTTCCATAACATACTGTCGTTTTTATTTCGCAATGACTTGCATCCAATTGGCAATTCTATCTCATGTTCTATTTCTTCTTCTATTTCTTCCGTACTTTTAGTATCACCTTCATAAACTATGACACCTCTACAAATTTCGTCAATTGCTTCTCTGACAGTTATATTTTTGTATTTTGAAACAAACCACACAAAAGAACCATCATATTGTTCATGATTTGGTCTAAAATCGTGAACAAGTGCTTTTTCTTTATTAATAGCCATACAAAAATTCGTATCGCCATCTGGATTACAAACTCTGAATTGTTCTCCTTTGTCTTTGTATTCAAGATGCTTTGACAACCACAATTCTATTTGATCACCAGTAGGTTTTACAACTTGTTTTGATTTACTTTTAAATCTAATATAAGAATTGTTGGCTAGTTTATCCATTGAAATCATCCCCTAAAATGTTTCTTATATCTGACTTTCCAACAGATAATATGATCTTATTTCTAATTTTTACAAATTCAACCAACGATGGAAAATATTGCTTTTCATCTTGCGGTAATTTTTTATAAGATCCAAAGCATGACTTAGACACCGATATATAATAATCTGTGATTTTTCCAGACATCTTCATAAAAGTTAAATTTCTAACACCATTCTTTCGTTTTCTATTTAGAAACGACAAATCGTCAGGCATTTTTTCTTTCATGACCTTAATTTGATACAGCAAATCTTGTTCTAAAATAACATCCTCTTCCACTTTCTTTATACATATTTTAATAACATCGCTTCTTGATAGTAATGAAGCGCCACTAGACAATAATTTCTTTTTCTTAGCATACAACACTACTGCTTTTATCACTTCTTTTGATTCATCAACATCTAAACCATCTTCTTCGCATTTTTTTAAAAACGAGCTAAACCATCTATAATGGTACGTCTTAGTTATGTCCTTAGCCTTTGAAAATTTAAATCCTCTGCCAGCTTTAATCATACACTGTTTAAAGTGCACAGCCATCTCTAATACGTTTTTGTCAATCATCACGTATATAAAATACCGAAGAAGGGTATAACAATGACTGAGCAATTAGAACAAGAGCAATCAGAACAAGAGCAACGAGAGCAAAAAAAAGAAAAGTTTGGAGAAGAATTAAATAGTCTTTTAAAAAAGCATGACATGAAAAAATATGTATCAATATTTGAAGAATCTGGTGAATCTTGGACTTTTTTTAAAACAGATGATTTAATGGAAGCTACTAGAATATTAAAAATAGCTCACAACCAGTTTCATACAAGGGTCATGCAAGAGATTGGTGATCTATAGATCTTAACATTATGCTGTTAGCCTCTTTCATTAAGCCAAGTTTTTTACACAGGGCACTCATTCTGTGATGATAAGTGTGCTTTTTTAACACTTCTTCTTTAATTTCTAAAGCCAATTTCTTTCCTTCTTCAATATAATCAGGATTCATAGCATAATTAACAACAGTATTCAAGTATTCTTCTGGGCTATTGGCCATCACAAATTTGTCACAATATCTATTAAATCCAAAAACTTTATCAAGAACTGGTAAAGACCCACACAGGGCTACTTTCCAAAATCTTTCAGGAATATCAATCCCATAAACGGTTGTATGAGGCTCTGATACACATGGTCCAACTAAAGCAGAACTGAGAAACTTTCTACCACTATCGTTGACATCCAAAGTTCCTCTATGTGACTTTACTCCTTGCCAACCACCCCATCCTTTTATAGCTAAGTCATTGCCAACTCTTTCGCTTAATGGTAAAATCAACTTATCAATATTATTGCTTTTATATGGCCATTTACCACCAAGAAATGCAATTTTATAATCAGATTCTTCTATTTCTGGATAATACAATGTAGAATCACCAGCTGTTGGAATTCCAACAAACGGAATCCCAAAGTCATCAGTCCAGCTCTTCCAAAACGTTTTGCCGTCATCTTGATGGCCATATCCAAACACAACATTTGGTTTTTGCTTTACAACCCACGATATAGCTTCTTTGGGCTCATTGATGTCAACACCATATAATGGTTTTAAATAATCACCAAATGGGTTTACGTGTATAGCAATTTTTCCAGTAAACCCGCTAGGAATATTTTGTCTATGACCAGAGCATCCAATATACAAGTCTGGATTAAATTCTAAAAAAGATTTTTCTTCACCATCCCAAAATTTGGCTACATGTCCTGAATCATTAAAAGCATTAATAAAGCCTTGTGTTATATAAAGAAACGCACCGCCGCATGGCTTTACCACTAATACTCTCATCACCACCCCTTGTATTTTTTTAACAAGTGATCTTTTAATCTTTTCCTAACAATAGTTTTGTCTGATCTAAACAACCTATCTTGAATATTTTTATTTATGCCATGCTTTTCTTCCCACCCAATAGTTCTATCATGCCACAAATGAAATAAGTCAATGGACCTAACAACATAGCTCTTAGTGCTGTCAACCATTCTTTTATAAAATTCCGTGTCTTCGCAGCCGTAGCCCACAAATTCTTCACAAAAGCCACCCATCTTTAAATATGCTTGTTTTCTTATTGCAAAGGAACCGCCTTCGTAATAATCAACTACTCTATCAGATGAAACATTGTTTCTATCAACAGAATTGCTAGAAACAATCTTGTTTGTAGCTTCTTTGTCCATATAACATACTGTTTTTCCTATATGGACAGACTCATGTTCTTTTAATAAGTCATTTAATTTTTGAAAATAGTCAGATCCAGCAAGCATATCAGCATCATGCAATACCATGTTTTCATTAATTGACAATGACGCAGCTTTATTGAATGCAGCTGACTTACAAAAATGCATCTCATTAATCCAATTCCTAACTAATACATGATCAATACACGGAAAGTCACCAATGTTAATCCTTGATTCAGAATCTTGTTCTGCAAGAATTATTTGTATGCACGGAAATTTCTGAGCCCTTATATTATTAATAACAGCTTTTACACACGCAGATCTACCTATATCTCTGAATGGCACAATGCAAGTCATTGATTCAACTTGTGACTTATCAGTACAATCAATAAAAGTCCTGTTTTGTCCTTTTACTTTTTCAAAATGCTTCTTAGCTTTTTGATAATGAGAATGCTTGTCTGGATCACTAGACGTATCATCATATATTTTAAAAAATTTATCAGATCCTTCAATGTCTAAAAACCCTTGTTTTTTATGACAAACATTAGCTATTCTACTACTATAGTCAACATGTTCAAAACCATACATTCCAAATTCTTCATCAAAATATCCAACTTTTTGAAAAGCCTCATCGTGCACAGCCAATACTGCACCATGAGGCTTATCTTGAACGTTTATCACACCGTTTGATGATTTAGGCCTATCAGCACCATAAACACCAGATTGTCTATAACAAAAGTGTTTATAACCAGTCAAATCCATTTTGTCAAAATAAAAACTATCCCATCCTTCATTTAGTACTTCAACATCATCATTCAATAAAAGTTTATATTTAAACCTTTTGAGACAATTTAACAGTCTATTAGTATTAGTAGCTATACCGCATCTATTATTATGAATAGCAATTACATCAGTTTGTTTTTTTAGCCATTCCCACACTTTAGGGTCTGTGCTTTCATCACTGACAAAAACAGTAGTTCTTTTTAAATTAGTGTTTTTTCTTATTGATTCTATCAAAGCCATCAATGATTTTAATCTATTAAAACTCAAAATGCCAACACCAATATTATTAGAAATATTCATAGAATTAGCATTCAACCTAGAATTAGAAAATTCAGTTGCATAACTCCTATTTGATGATCCTCTCCCAACAACATTAGATTTAATTTTTCTTTTTCCAACAACAATTTTACCATATACAGGCTTTTCTTTTTTGATTATTTTATGTTTTACTTCTTTCTTTTCTTCTTTAACCTTAATAATTCTAATACCACTATTTCTTTTTGTTAACGGTGATACGCTAACATTAATGTTTTTTTCCTCTTCTGGAATTATCTTTATTACTCTCAAATATCTCGGAACATATCTTTTAAAAAACTCGTCTAAAACTTTTCTTTGCCCTTTATTAAAATTGACCATGCCACCATTCTTATTTGGAATTTTAATAGCATGGCTTTTTGTATTTACAAACAAATAATTCACTATCTTAAAACCCCATATTTTGGCATAGGCCTGTTATCAACTGTTATAAACCTAAATCTGCTAGGTTTAACTATATTTCCTGAACATTCTTTGATCATTTCGTTATCAATTATTTTAACATCGATGATTTCTTGCGTTTTTAACGCTTTACCAAAAATGTCTTTCATCATTCCTGGACCCATAAATTTATTAGCTGAAAGCATTACATCAACTAGCGCACCATCTGAAAAATAAAAACTAGCATCAGCTATTTTTATCATTTTCATAATATCAATCAGTAATGGCAATTTTGGAGCAATATCTGCACAATCATTTAATTCCAAATCAATAACATTTGAATTAAAATCAGACATTCTAATTAATATGTTATTTTCTCTAAACCCAATATAAACATTGATGCCACTTAATGGATACGGCTTTACAATATACGAATAAACACCATTAAAAATATCTTTATAATCAGATATTTTTAATAAATCTGGATAGTCAACAAAGTCTGGAATACTGGTTTTCATACATAATAAATACCACCTTTACTAATAATAAAATAGCTACCAAATTTTGCAAATTTTATTTTTTTAATATTAATCAATTTGCTCTTACTACTACCAGTAACTATCAATTGCGGATTGCCAGCTACTAACGTGTGAACATTGTCATCTTTAATTCCATTGATCAAAGCACACCATCTGGAAAATATTCCATCTTTAAAAATAATATCACCTATAGACGGAACCCAATTTTGAATTGGTCCATGACTCATCAAGTCGATTTCAACATTCATTATTTAATCCTCTTCTAGTGTTTTACTAAAAGGGTCAAATACAATCTTTTTATCATCAATATTCCAAACAATAGTCATACCTTCTCTGCGACCACCAAGTCTGTGTCTTATTATTCTATCAATTGGCATAATAAAATTATCTATATTAGCATTTGGGAGAGAAGAGCCATATTCATCTTCTTCTAATCCATTTTTAACACCATCCCATAATTCTTTTTGTTCTCTTACTTGATCAAATCCAGACAGCAAGCTTTTTCTCATGCTGATATCAGAGCTATACGCAGAAACCACAGTTTTTTTCTTATTGTGGTCATCATCTTCCCATTCAACAGAGCTTGAAAATTCAACTCTTTCTTCTTTAGGGTCTTTAACAAACGGTATTATAGCTTTTCTAATATCAAATATGTTTTTAATAACGATTGATTTTATTTCATTCATGGTTTCTCCTAAGATCTTTTATGCTTAATCTTCTTATGACATGCGGTACATTCCCAATTTTTAGTAAACTTCCTAATTCTTGGAACATACTGCTGTTTTATATACATGATGCCACCACATTGAGGGCATTTCATTGATAAATTATTAACGCCTATACCTGGTCTTTTTCGTTTGCCGCCGCCGCATCCGCATCCCATTTTTCTTCCTCCTCTATTAATCTTTTTCTGTTTACCCTGGCATCCTCTATTAATTCCCAGCATCTTACAATATCATTTTTGTTTATTACAATCCAGAAACCTGGATGTCCATGATAAACAAAATTGCAAGTTACTAGCTCTTTATCTCTATCAAGGGAAGTAGAGTTTTTTATAGTAAGCGATTCATTATATAGAGATAAAGCCCTTGGATGTACTCCAACCCAGTCTTTAATACTAACATCACTGCCGTCACGAATAATTTTAGCAACCTTTTCAAAGACTTTGTGATAAACACACCATATATCACTAGTTCTAGAAATAACTTTATTGTCTTTAACTGTAGGCAAACTCAAAACATAAACCGACTTATCTGAATTGCTTGAATTGTATTTTCTCCACAACTTAACTACAGTGTGGTAACTCTTATCTCTTTTGCTTTCTATAAAAATAGTAGGATGAGGTGAGTCACCCCTGGTGACACCACTATTGCCACCGCTAAGAGGCTGCCTACCTGACTTGCCTATGCCCTTAGCGCCATACCATACGCCAATCTTACTTTCAGCAGCTTTCCATGATTTGTTCATCCATTATATACTCGATGTTATTATATAATATTGATCCATGTGTTTTAATTCAAATCCAGCAGCATCTTCCAATATTAAATATTGTGTTATTGTTGGCGCAGAAGTTGACTTATTCTTTGCTGCATTTTCAGCGCTTCCTGCTTCAGCTTCAAAAACACGATGTTCTGAAGACGACCTCATGACATCACCTATAGTAGTCGTAACACCATCTTTATGAATTACTTTACCAGAATTGTCAGTGTTGATAAGTCTAATGTTAGCTATATGAATTGTCATTTCTATCTCCGTTTAGATATTTTTGAATGATCTTACTTTACTCATTAGTTCTGAATACAAACCGCTAATTGAATGTATTCTGATTAAGTTCTGTATTTCTTTCATATCAAATTTTGTGTTATTACTAACTGATTTAACATATTCAACATTGTCATTTAAATGCGGATTCCTACTTAAATCAACTAATTCTAAGTTTAAATCAAACAAATCTCTACCCTTTTCATTTAAAAATTCATCTATTCCTTTATCTACAATTTTTTGAGCAGTTTTGTCTTTAACCAGTCTGTAATTATCGATATTATCAGATTTATCACCAGCTAGCGCTTTAATAATAACAGGATCATACTTCGGTATTGGCACAATTTTGTTATCTCTTTTATTTGGATCTGGATTGTGCAAATCAACTCCTAAATGATATGGTATTTGCAAAATATCACCATCACTAGAAACAATAATATTATTTTTATCACTAAATGCCTTCACAAATGCATAAATTAAATCATCAGCTTCGTTTTTTTGTCTAATATACTGGTTCATAGCCATGTTTCTAAAAACTTGTATAGCCACTCTTTGAGAATCTTTTAGACATTTAGCATATTCTTGATCAGGAGTTGGTCTACCATCTTTATATTTTGGATATATATCTTTGCGCCAGAGATTATATTTTGGAACATCCCAAAATATATGCCATTTTGATGGTTTAAAAGTACGCCTAAAGCGATCAAGCATCCTAATCATTATAGTGACAGCATGCGTTTCGTATCCGCCAGCTCTGGATGCAGCAGCTGCTCGGTAGGCAATGTTTTTGCCATCTATTAAAATATTATCGTACATAAAGTATAAAATACAGCGCGAGGGAGGACAAAGTCCTCCCTCGCATCTTTTTTTCATTAAAATGAAAATTTACAGTTGATCTAACAAAGCCTGCATTTCTTCATCAACATGTTCATCAGGATCATCTTCCTTAGCCTTGGATTCTTCCTTAGCTTCAGACTTAACCTCTTCCTTAGCTTCTTCCTTAGCTTCAGACTTAACTTCTTCCTTAGCTTCAGACTTAACCTCTTCCTTTGATTCTTGGTCATCATCAAATCCAGAGTCAGATCCATTCATAGTATCAGACAACTTGCTATCAACAATTTCAGCCAATTTATCTGCATCTGGGTTATCAAATTTGCAAGGAATGTTGACTCTACTATCTAAAATCTTTTGCAATTCTTCTTCACTGTCAGCTAGTGCTTTTGATTTAGACAACATGCGACTGGTGTCATAATTATTATATCCAGCTCTTTCACCAAGCTCAATAATAATCGGGAATGAATCTTCTTCATCAAAAAATAAGCCAAAAGGCTGTGGATCATCTTCATCACCAGCATCAGTTCTATTAATTGCTGCAACACATTGTTCATAAATCTTGTTAGGAAGATTCCACCAATACGTGTTGCCCCTTAAATCCTGGGGATTATCCTTGTGATCTTGAAAGTACAAGTTAACAGAATGCATCTCTTGTGACAGCCATTCTCTAGCAATAGCTCTTCTGCTTTCTTTGTCATCAAGATCACGCATCAAATCAAATCCAGCATCACACATTGGGCAATCGCCAGTAGCATGAATTCTTGGGCATTGATGACGTTTTTTATTAATGAAGTGATGTCCGTTTTGGTAATACCAGACATCCCAATCCTTGTCGCAAACAGTCGGCTTACTATCAACACCGATGCATTTGTCACCTTCAAATAAAGGCGGCAATATGTTCACTCTAAATTTTTGGATTGTTTCCTTAATAAACTTTGGTCGCCATTCAAAGAGGTCTCTCTTGCCACTACTCTTTTCCTGGTTTTTGCGCATCTTATTTAAAAGAGCTGCTTTGTCTTTTTTCGTTAAAGCCATGACTTACCTCCTGGGTTGTCGGGTTATTTAGTTGTAAACGCAACGGATTGTTGACACAACGGCTTATCGGCTTGATTGTATTATATACTTCATTATGAGTTGTGAAGTTCTGCTCTCTTCATAGCAGAAAAAGACCTCAAATTATCAGCTTTTATTTTTAAAGCATCCACAATACCAAACAGTTTTGAAACTGTGACATCAACATCAATATATTTAATCTTTAATTTCATATATTCAGGATCGATATTAACAATGTTATCTTTATCTTGAACAGTTAACTTAATACCTTCTTTCATCAATTCTTTAACTTCTTTTAAAATTTTAGACTTTCTAATTTCCATCTTCATTTCTGAGATATTTTTTTGTCTTCTTGCTTCTGCCAATACAGACGACCAAAAAGCAACAATTGATGGAATATTTTCCATATCCTCATCAATATTTTCATAATTAAGGGATAAATCTTCAGTCCAGTTCCTGTCAACTTCTTTACCACTTATAGTTGATCTTAATTTTATTATTATTTCTGACAATTCCGGGTCTATTGATTCCCACCATTTATTCAACATTTTCTTTTCCTCCCTTGAAAATACTGTCAGCGCCGTTAAGCAACTTCGTTATGCATTTTTCATCCCACTTCTCTCTTTTAGTCTTTTTCTTGGCTAATTTTTTAGTGCGTTTTTGATTTTTTGTTAGGTTTTTCATCTGTACTTTTTAAAATACTTGTATTTACCCCAAAATTTTCCAATTTCTACCGTAAGAGGCATTTTTACATTGCTAAGATTACCATCAAACGGATTAAGCATTATTGATGATATCTTTTTAACATCTCTCAAAAGTCTTTGTTCAGTGGTGCATATCGTTAAAGAGTCATGTTGCTCA